ACATTCTTTGGTATTTCCATATTAATTTTCTTCCATAGCACTGTACATATCTCCATACAGTTCTTCATCTTCTTCTCTTACATCCCTTTCGCAAGCTTCTGCAAACCATTTAGGAACCTTTACTGACTTTACATTCTCATGTAACCAACAGACATAGCTTGGATCAATATCAGAGACTTCCTCTAAAGTCTTTCCTTTATACTTTCCAAAGTCTAAAACTGTATCAAGTACATTCATTGAGAGATTTTTCATGATTCTTATTCTATATATTTTAGGAGGAAGTGTCAATAAGATTCTTCACCACAGCATCAAATCCACCTTGATTCTGGACAAACTCCCAAGCTTCCTTCCAAATCCAAATAGAAGTCTTATGGGGATTAGTGTTCCATTGAGGATGAAAAATTAGACATCCATCATCATGATGAACTGCCCATTCATTGTTTTCACCAAAAGTCAAAACAGTTGGCAATTCTTTTGCTGCATTTGTATTTTCTGTGTTCATAATTGTTTATGTATTCTATATTATTTGAGTTAGATGTCAAGAAAAAAAAGACTCTTCCAATTAAGAAAGATTCTTTTAAATGTTTGAATTATTAATAGAGATATTTATATGCCATATGGATTTTTTGGATCAGGATTAAGACCTTTAGGCTTTGTATCTGTTAACCCATGCAATTCACCAAGATCATCTGGCCAATCATCTCTTTCAAAATAATTTATATAAATTGAACCATCTTTATTCTTTTTTAACTCTCCAATAGGTCCTTCATCCTTACAATAACCTGTACAGTAGACTTTACCATCTTTTAATATAAGATCAGATCCACATTTTGAACATTCCTCATCTTTTATATTAAATGGTTTGTTCAAAATACTCTCAACTAGCTTATCAAACTTCATATTATTATTTATCCTTATTATAAATATTTTAGAAGAGGTATCAAGAAAATAATTAAAAGGTATATTCAAATTGCCTTAAACTACTCATAATGGTTATTTTCTTTGCTCTCAATATACCTTTTAAAGTTTTTCATTAGGTAAAATCTGTGCTATTTCAAATAATGCCTCTCTAAGTTTGTTATTGACTCTATTCAGAGACCATGCAAATTCTTCTGAAATATTTTCATTAAGAGCATGTCTTCTTATGTGTAAATCTAAATCCTTTTTAAGGTCTTCGATAAGTGTTTTACATTTTGTTGTTTCTACTTCGTATTTCATGATTTTTATTTTCTATATGCTTTAGGGGGACTTGTCAATTAAAATCCTATAGTTTTAATTTCCGAAACAGTACCACCCTTAGTATATTTCTGAACCACTATAAAGGTGTGTGTTGATTCTTTTATAATTCTAAAATTAGTTTCTGGAAAAAGATATGTATATTTAGCATAAGCATCTATAGCTTTTTGCAAATCATCATGTGAATGTTCTACAACCATCCAACCACTTTCAGTATATTTTTCGAGGTTATAATATTCTGTGTATTCTTTCATGATTCTTATATTCTATATGCTTTAGGAGGAGGTGTCAAGTTTGTTTTTAATATGCTCCCAAATTCTTTCATGAACATAGAAGAGAACGATCTTAGCAAAGAAGTCAAAGATTGATACACTTAATGAGACAAAAGGTTTTCCTGTAAAGAAATAACAGGCTAGAAAAGTAACCAAAGAGCCAAAGATCCTATAAGAGATAGCTTTGAGTAATGATACAGTTCTAGTTTCCATATACTTTAGGAGGAGGTGTCAAGCTTCTTCTTCATCTCATCCCTCTCCTTAAGATACTTCAAACAGATTTGAGGAACAAACCTACCAAGATCCTCTACTTCAGCATTCAAGTTAATATAATCAGAGACTTCATTCCACTGATTCATAACCTTTAGAGCTTCTTCTTTCCATTTCTTTAATTCATTTAACTCAATCTCTAAATCTTGAGCAAATGATGCATAAACCCATTCTGTTGCATAAGCCTTACCATCAAGTTTATTTGAATAGGTTACAAACTTATCAGCTGCATCTGTTCTTGGTGTCTTATACATGTAATTTTATGCACAATAATTCCTCTTAAATGGTTCTTTAATTCCCCACCTAATACAGAAATCATCTAACTTATCAATTGGTATAGCATCCTTTACTGATGCTCCATTACTAATAATAACATCAGCTAACTCTTCAGCAATCTCTATTAACTGTGTCCTTTGAATAAGTCTTTCTTTATTAGAGTCCATTAACTGATTAATCTCCCTCTCATCCTCTTGAGTTTTGACCCACAGAGCATCTCTTTCCAGCTTTACCTCTTCTAGCTCTTCAGCAGCATCCCTTAATTGACTGATCTCCCTAAATATATCAAACTCGAATTCATTCTCTTCAATATTATTCATAATCTTATTCTATATGCTTTAGGAGGAGGTGTCAATCTATTTTACAAGAATCACAAGTACAATCAGTCCAAACAACATTTAGAATTTCATCTCCACCGTCTTTAAGATTTATAATGAAATCCATAGCTTCTTTTTCAGTCTTAAATTTTATAACTGGTAATACATTATCACCACTAGGCAAATAAAATTCTGGTATGCTTCTAAACATACATTCCCATTTATTAAATAATCCTTGGTTAAGTTTTTGTTGTGGGTAATAATAACCACCAAGTTCTGCAATTCTATATACTATTTTTCTTTTCATTTTTCTTTTTAGTTTTAAGTTCTTTAAAGGAAGTTACACCATTCTGTTCGTATAATTCTTCAAGTCCTTCTTTAGCACCATCTACCATAGCTTTGAAAACTTCAAAGATAAATTGTGCTATCTTGAATAAAATTACAATGGCTATTGAACCAAAGACTATAATTTCGGATATATGTAGAAATGTATTCATTTTCTTATTCTATATGCTTTAGGAGGAGGTGTCAATAAGATTCTTCACCACAGCATCAAACCCACCTTGATTCTGGACAAATTCCCAAGCTTCCTTCCAAATCCAAATAGAAGTCTTATGGGGATTGGTGTTCCATTGAGGATGAAAAATTAGACATCCATCATCATGATGAACTGCCCATTCATTGTTTTCACCAAAAGTCAAAACCTTTGGTAATTCTTTTGCTGCATTTATGTTTTCTGTATTCATATTTTTATATTCTATATGCTTTAGGAGGAGGTGTCAAGCTCTTTTATAACCAGTTTTTTTTATAATTAAATTTAACTTTGCAAGAGCTAGTTTTGATTCTTTACACCAATTCTGACTGATTTCATCACTCATAATATCAGCCAAAGTAATAGCTTCATTTAAAAGATTTCTTGTTTCATTCAATTCAATCTCTAAATCTTGAGCAAATACAACTTCATCATCCCATGTAATATTTGTTCTATTAAAAAAAGCATCTGTTCTAGGAGTTTTGTTATGAATCATATCCATAGCAACCTTATTATAATGCTCCTTCTCTTCTTCTGTTAAATTAGGTCTATTGGTCATATTCTTTTGTTCAAGCATAGTGTTTGTTTCATCTTTATTGACTAATCCATATTTTACCAAATCATCAACCCATTCGTTAGCCAATGGCTTAATTAGTTTATTAAAATCTTCTGTATTCAGAAACATATATTGTTTTAGTGAGAGGTGATATTTGTATCATAACTAGAGGATACAGAATCCGAACCAACAGCAAATAAAGTCTGTTGTTTAAACCAATGACTAGGTGAGTCAATGTTACCTGTATTATGGAAATCTCTCGGATATTCAACAGGAAGATTATCAGAAGGAGTAACAGAATTAGGATGTACAAATCTTCTAGACATATTTTGCTCAATAAGTTGCTGATTCTGTTCTATAATCTTTTCTAAAAGTTTAATAATTTTGTTATTTTGTAATTTTGTATTCATAATCTTACAGTCTATATGCTTTAGGAGGAGGTGTCAAGCATCATTATGATGATCTGGAGAACTTTGTGCTCTCTTTCTCATCTCTGCTCTTAGTTCTCCAAAGGTAATAGGACTTGGACAATTTTCAACAGAAACTTCATAATTGAGTCCTGTCTTTAGATATAGTCTCCCAAGTTCTGATCTATTAAGATTACCATGTACATGAGAAAAGATATGATATGCTCCCTTTCCACTTCCATTCCAAGATAGAATAGGATAGTGGCTCATTACAATAGATTGTCCATTGATTGAAGTTTCCAAATAATTTGGAACAAAATGAACCTGCTTGTATTCTGATGCAGAAGGTAGAAGAATATTATCCTGCACCTTTTCAATGAGTTGTTTGTATCCTGCTTGGTGATTACCAGACATGATATAAAGTTGATTGAAGTCTAGTCTACGAAAAAGGCTAATAAGTCTTTCATCAGCATTGTGACCGAAAATTGTATCACCAAGAAGAAACCCAATAGTACTAGCACCAGCTTTCTTATTCCAATTCATGATCAATCCTTCATCATGTTCAAAGGAACTATTATATCCTCTGGTCTTCCAGATAGGAACATCCCATTTTGGATCATGTCCATAGTGCATACAGCCCCAAAACAGAACATCGTGATCGGTGCTTGTAATTTTTACAGATTTGTAAAAAAGATCCTTCATCACACTATTCTATATGCTTTAGGAGGAGGTGTCAATTAAATTCTCTTTCAAATTTTTTAATTTTATCTTCAAGGTCTTTAATTCTTTTTTCTAATTTATATTCTGCTCTAGAATCTATAAGAGCACTACCAATACTCACAACAATATAGATACCAATAAACCAATAAATATATGGGATAAGTTGTTCATTCATAATCTTATTCTATATGCTTTAGGAGGAGGTGTCAAGAAAATAATTAAAAGGTATATTCAAAATGCATTAAACTACTCATAATGGTTGTTTTCTTTGCTCTCAATATACCTTTTTCCAAGTTGTTTTTGTTTCTGTAATCTTCTTATATCTGATTCCCTTTATGACAAGCTCTTCAATATCTCCAGAAAGATTATCTAGGTTATCGAAAATGTCTGACTCTGTTTCTTTTTGTTTCCCAAGAAATCTTCCATATATATCTGGCTCACTGGGTAGAATTTGTGCTATTTCAAATAAAGCACCTCTAAGCTTATCATTAACTCTATTGAGAGACCATGCAAATTCTTCTGAAATGTTTTTATTAAAAGAATGTCTTATTATATGCCAATCTAAATCCTTTTTAAGACTCTCAATAAGGGTTGTGCATTTTGTTGTTTCTACTTCGTATTTCATAATCTTATTCTATATGCTTTAGGAGGAGATGTCAAGAGAATTAACCATACCATTCTCTATCTGGTAAAGATTCTGAACTTACTTTACAATCTGGTCCTTTATATGGAACATAAGGAATGTCTTTTCCAAAATGAGGGTCAATGTTTGGAGGTACTGGAACAGTTGGAAGAGTTCTCCAAATGTTTTGATTCTTTATAATCTCTTCATTCTGCTTTACAATCATTTCAAGCAATTGAATAATCTTTTCTTTTTTCTTCATATTAATTTCTAGGATCAGTCCAACTTTGAATAGGATAAGGTGTATTGAGAATCATTTCAACAAAAGCTTTTCCTTTTTCAGTGAGTGTAAGTTGATCAGCATCAGAATCATGTTCAGCAAATCTTACTAGGATATGATCTTTTAGTAATTGACTAGCAGCATCATATTCTGCACTATTCCATCTGTTGATCATATACCTTGGATGGTAATGTGCTTTGAGAACAATCTCAATCTTTAATGGGCTGTGTAGGTTTCTTTTAATCATATTAGTCTTTGTTAAAGTCATTAAAGATAGCTTTCCATTCATTTAGGATATACTCTCTAATTGGATTGTCTTGGTACATTACATCTATATCTTTTACAATTCTATCAAAGCTTTTTACTAATTGCTCTCCTCTTTTCTTATAAAGATTTGCTACATCCTCCCAATCAATATGTTCATTTGGTACTGGAATTACCATATCTTTATTGCAATGAACACAAGTACAATGAACTCTCTGTCCTATAACAGGTGCAAACTCTAAAGTATCTTCATTGAGGAATGGATTAGCAAAAATTGTTTTGTGTTTCATGCTATTTGTCCTTTCTCTTTGTAATAGTCATAAGCATCATTATAGCCATTCTCGTAAGCTTTAAGAGCAGCTTTATCCTTAATTTGTTCAATCTTCTGATTAAAGATTCTCAAAAGAAAATCAACAAAGACCTGTGCAGACTCATATGTATCTCCTTCAAACTTTAATTTGTCTTCATTAAAGTCTAACTTACCAAGTTCTTTATGTTCTTTGTTAAAGAATTGAATAGTATGATTAGGTTCAAAAAGAGATAGAGAATTATCAGTACAGATAACTTTATCCCAATTAGATTTATCTATTTTTAGATATTCCATATTAATTTACAGCCTTCTCTGTTGTCTCATTATAAGCAAATTTTTCCATCTGCTTAATATATCTCAAAGCTGTCTGATGTCTAGTCTCATTTTCAAAACAACTAGAAACATTTAGAATTAGCTCATAGTAAAGCTCAGAAAGTTTTTCATACTTCTTTCTATTAACAACACTATCAAATGCTTCTACATTATGCATCTCCATCCAATTGTATAGCATTTTAGCAGCAGCAATGATCTCTGGTGGTACATCATTTACAGGTAGATAAATATCTTTGCTCATAAATTGAATGCCTCATTAACCCTCTCTTCAAACTTCTTAACAGCTGGAAGGATAATTTGATTTGTTGTGAAGTCATTTGTCTTAAGCTCTCTTGCTATAACACTTCCAAACTCTAATGCTGCTAGGTTAACTTTATTTCTAATAACAGAAAGCTCATCATGTTCTTCTAGTCCAGTTAGAACTTCTTTTAGGAAATTTTTAATCTCTTCTCTTTTCATATTAAATCTTCTCCTTTTCGAATACATTACCAATTACTTCACAGTCATCAACAACTGTTCTCCAAATATCTGGAATGAAGCAACCAGTAACAAACTTCACCTCATCAACTCTATAATTCTCCCTATGAAGACTATTTGTTGTCCATCCTACTGGAATTGGATATTTGATAATGTCTCCTTCATAAATTTCTGTTCCTCCTTTATCTTTCATTCCAGTATATTGCTGAATAAAAGGCTGTTCATAAGCATCAAATACAGGTTCCCATGTTGGATCTTCTTTAGTACCATAGTTCTCATAAACAGTACCATTCAAACTAAGCATAAGATCCTCATCCTTATAGATCATTTGCTTTGTCCCTTGTTGATCTGTATAACAAACTCTAAATTTGAATTCTCTTTTCATATTACCAACCCTCCTCTTTCTTTCTTGGTGCTGTTACCCATACACCAATGTTTCCTACCCACTGTAAAGCACCATCTACAAAACCAAGTTCATACTTCTCGCCTTTAGGTAATTGTGACCATTTTTTATCAATAAGATCAAATGCTTCTTGATATTTCTTTTCACAAAAAAACGAATATAATTTCTTTTTAATTCTAGCTGGAGCAACAAAGAATTTCCTAGTACTAAAACCTTGGACAACTGGATTAGGAACATCTGAATAACTTCCCCAACAAGTATCAAAGTCACGACCAGAACCAGAGTATCCTCCATTTCTTTCGTATGCCATATATTGTCTAAGAGTCTTCCAAATCATATAGGCTTCCTCTCCCCCAAAACCATACTGACCAACTCCCCATGCGGCATTAGGAGAACCAAGATCTTTGAAATATACTTTTCTAATGAGAGCTTCAATGTCTTTATTGTCATTGAAGTGATCATAGTTCTCATGCTTGAGCATCTCAGTCTGCTTATCAGCATAGCATTCGTCCAGTGCCATAGTGATTTGACCACTACGCATACGCATGAATACTTCCAATGCTCTTTCGATTACAGGAAGATGTCTCTCGTCAAATGTAACAGTGACTTTCTTATGTTCTTTTTTCTTAGGCATGTTTTTAAAAGTTGATGACTAGGAAATACTTTGGTGGTACTTCGGACAGGCTACACGTTCATCGTATACTATGCTTCGCTATCACCTGTTGCGGAAGTTCTTTAGCTTATAAGAACTCGCACCCTAGTCAAATTGTTTATCCTAGCATATTAACAGTATCTCTATATGCTGTCAAGGCATTAATGATATCATCTAATTCACTATTCTCAAAAGACATAAAACTTCTTGGTCTACGATCTGCGTCGAAATGACTAGGACAAATATCTGTAGTTAGCATTTCAGTATATTCATAATTGTCTGGTGATTGTCTGAATGTCAAAAAGAAATCATCTAATTTTACGTTTACTTGTACACTTGTATTTTTATTTTTCATTACTTCTTATTACGAGTTGCTTCAAGGATAGGAAGATTAGCCTCTGTAGGAATATAGATTACCTGATTCTTGGTATTCTCAAGGTTATTCACAAAGAGATATCTAAGATATTCCTCATTATTCTTCAGGGACTCACCAATGATTTTATTGGCTTCTGCAACTCCCTTTGCTCTTTCCACCTCTGCTTTAGCTAGAAGTGTAGCACTTTCCATCTTTGCCCTTGCTTCTGCTACTGCAACCTCACGAGAAGATTGAGCATGAGCAAGGATAGCTTCACCAGCCATTCTCTGTTGATAGACATCATACTTTGGACAACCTACCATACCACCAGCAATAATACCAATGATAAGGATTGTGATTAATGTTACGATTGATATTACTTCTGTTGTTTTCATATTTTTATATACTATATCATTTAAAAGTTTCTGTCAACAAAAATTCTATCGAATTTTTCGGCGGTAGTATTATTTTTATGCCTTCCATCATCTACGAGAAGAACATTATCAAAACCGCTCATCATACATTCGACAGCAACCATAATAGAATCATCAATATGAAGTACAGAACCAATCTCTTTTAGAACTGGTGATTTAGGTTTACATGCAACAGAATGAATATCTCTAATAGGAAGTTTATACTCTTCTACATATGCTTTAACTTCTGGTATGTCCCAAGTCTCTCTGGCAGTTACAATGTCAATGATGTAACCTTCATTATGCTTCTCAAAAAGAAGATCATGAACCTTTTGAATTGGGACAAGAACTTCAGAAGAAGTCCACAGCATTCCTACTTTCTCTTCGCTTAAAGAGAACAAAGTATCATCAAAATCCGTTGAAATAACTAAACCTTTCATAAAATAAACTTATATGAAATTCTATTCATTGTCAATTTTATATTTCAAAAAAAACCTCCAGAACTTTTACTTCTTTTCTTTAAACATGCTGTGATACTTTATTCATCAAAGTCAAAAGTGATTAGTTGTTTCACCTTGGAATGATAACAGCCATAGCATTAGGTTCGTATTGATCAGTTACATGATGAACCTCATGCTTACCATAATACCACTCTTCATGGACATTCAGTCTAATAGGAGTCTGATAAGGCTTACTAGGAGAAGCAATTCCTCCCTCATATCCTTCTACCATGACAAGCATTTCTGGATCAAACTGCTGTAGCTGTTCTATAAGTTCTTTTATTTTCATTTTATAACAAACATAAGCCACAATGCAAAAATGCACGATATAGTTGAGAATGCGATGAATGCACTTATACCTAAAAAGATATAGAACGCAATTGTTAATTTATTCGGATATTTATTTTTCATAATCCTATTCTATATGCTTTAGGAGGTGGTGTCAAGAGGTTCATACAAATCTGGACAAAATTCTCTATTATATGTTTCTCTAACTCTGATATACTCTTCAAAAGTTAAACCAGAGATTGTTACAGTTATAAGAGCATTAGGACTATCAAAAAACTCTTTATCAGATTTTGAATCAAATATTCTAGGCATAATCTTATTTGTTTTGGTTCCAAAGAGGAAAGTCATCCCATTGTTTGATAATCCAACCACCAGTATGATAAGACTCAAAATGTGTACCATTTTTAAAACCATCAGAAACAAATTTAGCTTCTACATTTGGAACACTAAAGGTTGCTATTCCATCTGGTGTATTCTTTGTAATGATAATATGAGTATCATTACAGCTAATCTCTGAGGTATCTACCATCACTTCTAATTTATATTTCATAATCTTATTCTATATGCTTTAGGATGACTTGTCAAGATTTTTGCATTGATCAATAATATAATCAACAGGAATCATATTAGTTAATGTTCTATTACTTTCTCTTAATTGCTTAACAGTCCAAATAAGCTCTTCTACTGTCATTTTTTCTGGTTCAACACAATATTCTAAATCATCTCCGAATTTATTAGTTCTGTATTCATTCATAATCTTATTCTATATGCTTTAGGAGGATGTGTCAAGCTTTTCTTTCAATTTAGCAATTTCCACACATTGCTTACTGATTATATCCTTTAGATATTTGATTCTATGTTCATGTGAATCACCACAATTATAACCTCCAAGAGATCTATAATAATCGAATGCCTTTTTTTGATAAGGGTCTGTTAGATTATATGAATTGAATTTCATAATCTTATTATATAGTATTAAGAGGAGGTGTCAATGAAAAAGATTAAGTGTTGCAGCTATAAAATAAAATGCCAATGCTATAAAGAAAGTTTTCTCCATAAGACTAACCTTACACATTAGCCCTAATCCAAGAGTTATAAAGGTTGCTACTACAGCAATGGTTGTAAAAATAGGTAATACTATATTCATTATTACAGTCTATATGCTTTAGGAGGAGGTGTCAAGGCTCTTCTCTCTCAGCACTCAGCTTTAGAATCCCATTACTAATGTATAGGTTAGCTGTAATTCTTGAGCCATCCTGAAGAGTAATTCCAAGCCAGAACCTATCCTGATCCATTCTTTCTAGATGGACAAATTGAGCATCTTCGGCAATAACTTCATCAAAGTTACCTTCTCTATCAGATCTGATTTCCCATTCTGGTTTCATTGATTAAAATCTCATTTATTTTCTTTTTCTTTTCTATCTCTTATCCATTTTATAATCATTGGCATACCTAGTAAGCCATATTTTGGAATTCTTTTTTTCATGAATTTAAATCCAAGTTATGCTCATTCAAGAGCCTCCAAAGCTCATCTCTTACCTTAGCCATAGTATCAGTGAGAATAGGATCCTCTTTATCAGATGGATACTTGACAAAGTTTCTAAGGTACTGGTCTAGCTCCCAAAGCACTAAAGAATACTTTCTAGCATTATTAGCTAGTTCAAATTCTTCAAGATCTTCAGGTTCGTTTAAGTTATATTCTAAAGTGGCTTTTGGCATATTAAGATTTTATATTATTTTTATAAAGGTCATAGCTCAGAATCAGACTAATAGTATAACCAAAAGCTGTCCATATCCATCCATAATAGAGTAATATTATAATAAAAACAATTGTAATAGGAGTACTAATCCATACAGGAACAGGTCTTCCTTCTTTAATGATTCTATCATGAATCTCTTTATTATTCATAGCTAGAATACAACATGATACTCCAAACCAAGTAAGAAAATAAATCATGTATTGTGCTGCTTTCATTCCTTTGATACCATACCAGAGAACAATCAAAGAAAAACACAGAGAAATAAAATATTTTGATTTTCTGTTCATATTATTCTTTATTGTCAATTTGACTTCTTAGCATTTGATTTTCAGATTCGAGTATATCAATACGCTCTCTCATTCCTTGAATAAGTGCTTTTGTTTCTTTTAAAATTCTAGCATCTTTTCCTGCTACATCATAAATTCTAAAAATATCTTCTTCGTTATGAGTTTTATCGTTATACGTCATGATTATTTTTTCCAATTCTACCAATATTTTTTTGTAATTGCAATCATTATTTTTATATTCTGAAATCAATTTTAAGCAAATATCTTTAATCTTAAAGAATTTTATGGCATTCTTATCCATACTATCTGCCATTTCCTTTACCAGATCTCTCCAATAATTTAAAGATTTTTGAAATTCTTTATTTTGTATTTCTAGATTGATATTCTTGATTCTCAAATTAGCAATATCATCTATCATATTTGGTTTATAATCATCCATATTATTTTGTTAATTCGTATTCAAGAAGAATAGAAGAAAGTTCTTTTTGAACTTCATTAAGGAGATTTTTTTCCTTTTTATTTGGTTTCAGACTTTCCCATATACTAGAATCATCTGTAGAAAAATAAGCATTAATCTCATCGACTATGACCTTTTTAGTATATCCAATATGAAGCAGATATTCTTCAATATTTTTGTAAAGGTTTGGAGTGATACGTTTAATTATCTTATCAACTTTATTCTTATAATCTTTATTGAGATGATAAAGTGCATGAGCAACTTCATGTCTCTTGGTAATCTTATTATTACCTTCACTACCAATAAGATAATACTTTGGATCTTTTTCATCCAATTCATCCATGATAGTATCATGAATGTCCATGATGACATCATCATAATAATTCATATCTATAGTATTTTTCTCATAATAACATTTTTGAATCATAGAACCCGGAATATTAAATCCTGACCAATCAGCAGGATAACCAAAATAAACTTCTTTATTTTTCTTAGCATACAAGCGCATGAAATCCAAAAGCTCAAAGTTTTTTCCACGAATCTCTTTGAAGGGAGATTCGTAAAACTCTTGCACACGGCAAAAAGTCATTGCAAGATCATAACGATTATTGATTATGCAATGATAAATTCTATTAGAAATTTTTTCTAGTTTGTATTTAATTTTCATAATGGGTTTCCACTTTTAAGTTTTTCTATCATTTTATTCAATGATTTAGTATCTCCCTTGGAGATCATATTCCAAGGAATCTGATTTTCAAATGTATTATTAGGAGTAATTAACCATTTTGCAATTTCCTTCCTTTCCATAATTTCTTCAAGCTTCTCATACCATTCCATGCAGAGAAGATAATCATTATCAATATTCATAATCATCCTCTTCTTCCAGATCAATTCTTTCCATAATAGATTCTCTTTGCTTTACTTTCTTATTAAAGAGACGAAGAGCTTTTTTTTCAAATTGAATCTGATCTTTTTCAGGAACAGCATCAATCATACACTCGGTTACAGAAACTAAAAGACCTGCCAATGTTTCTGCATCAAATGTAACATTATCTAATGTATTATATGTCTTGGCAGCAGGATAAAAAGTTTCCTTATCATGAGAAGATTTGATAAAACCAAGTGCTAAAATTTGAATAAAATTATCATCATCCATATTAATTGTCCCTTATTTTTAAACATTCAGTAAGCATGTCTGCACATTGCAGTGCAGTAAGTTCCTTATTATACTCCATACTACGACCAATATACTTGTACCACCAAACCTTAAAGTCCAATGGTTTATAATAGAAATTGGGTGCATGTTCTTCTCCACACCATTTACAATCTTCTGCCTCACACCAGCAGTAGCGATGTAAAGAGAACACGCAATTATCTACATTCGTACCATACTTGTCAGCCCATTCACCTTCTTCTGAATGGTAATCTGCAATGGCACGAATAACAGAATCAATAAGATAATCTTTTTTTGTTCCAAACATTCCAATAGGAACTATGAATTCTATTTGTTCAGGCATTTCATATGGATCATATTCCAATAACTCAGAAATGGATGGAAATCCATCATCTTTTTCAATTTTTTCACTCATTTGTGATAGATAATATAACCAATGATTATAGCAAATGCAACAAAATTCACAAAAAATGCAATCTGAAGTTTGAAGATAAGACTGAAATATTTCTTGTAAAGATCATCCAACATATTACCATCTTGAGTAATCACCTTGATTACTCTCTCATGAATATCTTGATGATTAGCCAGACATTCATTATGTTTACCAAACAAACCAGCAAGAGAATTAAACCCATCATGATTAGTTTGAATCATATTTCTATGAGAATGCTGAACAGATACTAAGGCTTCAAGTGCTTGATTGGTAGACTTGGAAACCTTATCTATAGAATCATTGATCTTGGACAAAACCTGATCTAATTCTTTGACAGAATCCATACTCACCGAACTTGTTGTCATTGAATAAGCAACAGGAAAAGTACTACTAGTATTAGTAGTATAAGTTTCTGAAACAACATTTTCTGATTTTTTTTCCTTTTTCTTTTTCATGAGATTTGTATAAAGGTTGGAGTCTTTTCTCCTACATATGATCCGATGATATTGTACTCAAAGTATTCGACTGCTTCTTCATTGGTCATACCATCAGCCATTAATTTTTCGATACACTTTCCCATATCATAAGCTACATGATTCTCTTGTCCAAATCTAGAAGCAACACCGATGATACAATCATCAAATCCATCAGCAAATAACAATTCTTCATCATTAAAATTTTCTACAATGGTTTCTCGAATGTCCATATGAATATGATATATTATAATTTTAAATTGTCAATAGTTGCTGAGAACATCTTTTTTCAATCAGAGGAATATAATCAGGATTCAATTCAATTAGAATTGCCTTCTTACCTTGCTCAAGTGCAACCTGTCCTGTTGTTCCCGATCCACCAAAAGGATCAAGAACAGTTCCATCTTCAGGGCATCCTGCTGTGATGCAAGGTCGGATGAGATCAGGAGGGAATACTGCGAAGTGTGCGCCTTTATATGGCTTAGTTGTAACGCTCCATACACTTCTCTTGTTAGCCATAGGATATGACTTGGTTAGACCAGTATGAGGCTGAAGACCAGATCCTTCATTATGATACTTTCCTTTGGTACGATCTCTTGTTCCCCAATCCTGTTTAGAAGGAATCTTGATTGCCTCATTGTCAAAATAATACTTGTTAGACTTGGACATGAGGAAAATATACTCATGAGCCTTGGTACAACGATCAGTGACAGATTCAGGCATTGGGTTAGGTTTGTGCCAAATTATATCTTGACGCAAATACCACCCATCAGCACGAAGAGCAAAAGCAAGCATCCAAGGAATGCCAATAAGATCTTTACTCTTGAGTCCATCAACAATACGATTCTTGGATATTACTTGAGCATTACGTCCTTTGGGATTCTTAGGATCACGATGCTTTCCTTTGTCACCAGTTCCTACATAGCTGTCTCCGATGTTAAGCCAGAGAGTACCATCATTCTTTAAAACTCTACGAACTTCACGAAACAAAAGAACAAGCTTGTTGACATACTCTTCAGGAGTTTGCTCTTGTCCAATCTGTCCATCCATTCCATAATCACGCAAAGCATAATAGGGAGGAGAAGTCACGCAACAATTTACGGATTCATCTGGAAGTTTTTTAAGAACCTCAAGGCTATCACCACAAAGGATTTGAAGGTTGTCCATTATTTAGGCAGTTGAAGATTCAGAGCATCCTTTACACGATTAAAAAGAATAGTGTTAACCAGTTCCGCCTCATACTTCTTGATATAATACTCTTTATTATGATTGATATATAAAATACCTGCTACAAACAAAAAAATTACAATAAGCATGTTAATTGCATGTTTGGTATATCCCATCAAAAGACGAGCTATAATCAAAGAGAGTAGTAAACAAGAAGATGCTAGAAGCATACTTTGAATTGTTTGGAGTGTGTCTGGATTCATATTTTTAGGATTATAGGTTATAGGATATAGATAGTCAAGAGTTTATTTTTAAACAATGATTGTAAATAAAAGAGTGACCGATAAAATTTTTGTTCAAATTGCTTCTTACAGAGATCATGAACTCATTCCAACAATAAAGGATTGTATTGAGAAAGCGAAACATCCTGAGAATCTCACCTTTGGAATCTGTTGGCAAAGAGATGAACATGAGTCTTTGGATGAATTTAAAGATGATCCTAGATTCAAGATTATAGATGTTCCTTGGCACGAAAGCAAGGGATTATGTTGGGCTAGAAGTTTGATTCAAAAGCTGTGGAATGATGAGAAGTATACAATGCAACTTGATAGTCATCATAGATTTGTACAGAATTGGGATGAAGAATTAATTGAGATGATGAGTCTTGTGGATTCAGAAAAACCAATTATAACTTCTTATGCTGGAATGTATTCTCCAAAAGAAAACAAGCTTTTAAACTTTGAACCTTATAAGATGGTTGCCGATAAGTTTACTCCTTCTGGTACTATTCTTTTTTATCCATCCACTATAGCAGAATATAAAGAACTAAAAGCTCCCATCCCTGCAAGATTTGTAAGTGGACATTTCTATTTCACTCTTGGTATTCATTGTAAAGAATACAAATATGATCCTAATTTATATTTCGCAGGTGATGAAATAAGTCTCAGTATTCGTTCCTTTACTTTAGGATATGACTTGTTTCATCCTCATAAACTGGTTATCTGGCACGAGTATACCAGAGAAGGGAGAACAAAGCACTGGACTGATTTCAACGAAGAGAACAAAAAATCAGGTAAGATAGAAAAACAATGGTGGGAGATGGATGTGGAAAGTAAAAAAAGATTAAGACACATGCTAAGAGAAGAGGATAATCAAATAGACTTAGGTGAGTATGATCTAGGTACTGTAAGAAGCCATACTGATTATGAACTCTATGCAGGTATAGACTTTAAGAATAGAAAGCTACATCCTGATACACTCAAAGGAGTTAATCCTCCGATCAATGACACATCAAAATGGTTTAAATTAGAAGAACAGACTTACAATTTAAATCTTAACATACCCAAAACAGAAAACTTTAAATTCATTTATATTGGAGTTGAAGATGAAAATGGTAATGTAATTTATAGAGAAGACTTATATGAATACAAGCCTTTATTAAATGTAGAATTCAAATCCTTTACTCCTCCTTATAAATGGATACACTGGCCCGTTGATCTTAGCGACAATTGGGTTGATAGAGTAGATTCAATTATCTAATACTTCAGATAACTTGCGCTGTAATCTCATGGCAGCACCTATACTCATAGTAATTAAAATTCCTTCAAATGATATTTGAATTATAGTATTTTCCTTTACTTCTCCAGAAGCATCAGGAATTTCTTTAACTGTAATATCTCCTTTAACTATAAAAGGTTCTTTCTTTTTCGTAGTAGGAATTTCATTGGCTTTCTTTGATTTAGGTTTCACGGTATTTCTCACAATACTTAAAGGAGATACCAGCCAAATCTTTAGGAGAAATGATAAGATCATCAAGCCATTTCCAATTTATATTGACATCAGGATCATTCCAGATCAAAGTTCTTTCCGCTTCCTTATTCCAAGAATTTGAACAACAATAGTTAAATTCTGTTCCCCTTTCAAGAGTAAGGAACCCATGAGCACATCCCTTTGGGATGAAAAGTCTATTACCATTTGGTATGAGATCAACCGAATCCCATTGACCAAAAGTTGGAGAATCTTCTCGAAGATCAACAAAGACATCCTGAACCTTTCCGTGACTAACCCAAACTAGTTTTGCTTGTGCATTAAATCCAACCTGATAGTGTAATCCTCTAAGAACGTTCTTATGAGAAATACTGGTGTTAATTTGGGCAATATTTAGATTAAGAATACCTAAATTGTTATATATGTCTCTATTAAAAGTTGTATAAAATGTTCCTCTATCATCTTCATGAAAGACAGGCTTGATGATAAAAGCACCATCAATTTTTGTTTCTATTTTTATCATAAATTTTTTTCTTTTTTTTATATTTTTTAATCAAAGGTTTGAATGTATCTAGCTTTAAAACTTTTCTTCTATAATCTTGATACCATTTCTTTAATGAATCATCATCCAATATTACATATGATTCAGAACTAAATTCAGTTTCTTTACCAAATGGATTATAATCATTATTCATATACTACCAGTTTCTATTCATTTCTATTCGTATGCTTTCATTATACTCTTCGTCATTAATATCTTCAATAATATAACAACACTTGTAATATTTTTCGGATTCTGGTTCAATGAAAAGCATTTGAAACCTTACAATCAGTCGAGCTAGTTTGTATTTGATTCGGTACATATAATTGGTGCTTTATATTTTACTCCAATTATCTGTATTAGCAAAGTCTTTTTGCTAAAAATGTTAAACTATTTTACGAATCCTTCATCCATTAAATACATGATTATGATATTAGCTTCTTCATCAGGAACCTCTTCATCACTTGCTTCATCATCATTATCATAGGCAACTTCAATTACATTACCTTTTTGGATGATGAGATAATCCTTCCCTCTTATCTTAATTGGAAAGAAAGAAGCATTTTTCATATTATTATAAAGTCGCTTTATAGCGATATATAATAATACTTAATGTTTTTACAGATCAAAAAACTCAATAATCATCATACGAATTATTAAAATTTCACGATATATCAGAAAATATAAAATTTCAGGAAGATTTTTTAAGAAGTAATAGACTAACCAAAAATAATACTTAAATCCTTTTTTCATTAGTGACGACCACCTCCACCGTAGCTTCCTCCACCATAGCTTCCACCACCGTAGGAACGACTTCCTCCACCGTAGCTTCCACCACCATAGGAACGACTTCCTCCACCGTAGCTTCCTCCACCATAGCTTCCACCACCGTAGGAACGACTTCCTCCACCGTAGCTTCCTCCACCATAGCTTCCACCACCGTAGGAACGACTTCCTCCAGTATAGCTTCCTGTATGGCTATAAGAACCTCCACCTGCTGTAGTGTTTCCTGTATATGTATTTCCTCTTCTACCTGTTACAGAGGTAGAACCTGTATATGTTCCATTATTATATGACCCATTGCGAGTAGCACTACCTGCTGTGGTAGAATTATTATAGGTTGTAGTTGATGTATAGGTGGTATTACCGCTGTTATTGTTATAACTTCCATAACCATATCCAAACAAACCGCCTAGCCAACCTAAACCACCACCATAACCATAACCATAACCTCCATAACCTCCATAGACAGGATAATATCCACCGCCATATGAACCAGAGGTTCCGTAACAATAGGGATTATCATAACCAACTGGAACAATTGCTGCACCATCAGGTCCAACAGCAATAGGAGGATAATAGGCACATGCACAAAGCGAAAAGCTCAATGCGACTAGGAGTAATATTTTTTTCATAACAAAAAGAATACTACTAATTTTTTCCGGTAAAGGCAAGAATTATTTTTTACAAATCAATACTTCTTGACCAACTTGCCTTTAATCTTAATAAATCCCTCTACCTTTCCAGACAACTTTGGAAAGTTGTTCTTATATGCTTTGCTGAAGGATGATCTGTCTTTGTCTCCTTTACCAGCCATTTTTAAACCTTATAAGTAAAATTGATACTAGCATTCTTGTCGTTTTTGTTTACGACATCGTGAGTAAGAGGATAAAATCCTCTACTTCTTAGCGTACTCAGAATCTTGGTGATTTCTGTGTTGATAAGTGATTCTCTTTCAGAGAATGAAGCACCGGGTTTGAATTCTACTGTGTGTTTTATGCTTAATATTTGACTCATAATCTTATATTTAGATCACTTATGTAAAAAAGCAAATGGACACTTCTTTACTTCTCCTTGCTCATATTTCTTAGGTGAACGGAAAAACCTTTTATATCTGTCAAAGAAAACAGTATGTGCCTTTTCCCATTGAGTCTTGAAGAATCCTGTATCATAAGAGAATTCAGATTTAAAATCAGATCTCTTGAATGGAATTACTTGAATCAAAGGAGTTCCCTTTTCAATAAGACCTTCAAAGTTTTTCTTGAGAAAGAATGGAAAGTTTACAAACGTAGGATGTTTGTCAGTATCAACAATTGCAGGAAGACACTTGAAGGGAAGATCATCAGAATGAAGCGGATGAGTAAATAAACAAGACCATCCTTTAGGTGTCTTAACAATCCAAGGATTGATCCATTTAAATACTGTTGGATAGTATCCTTCTGGAATAGGATATGTTTGAATTTGTTCTTGATTCTGTATATCTACTACTTTAATAGTATCCCAAGACCATCTGATATTGATATCATCAGCCCCTTTGTTTTCTACCCATACATCTGAATGTAAAGGAATGTGATAACCAGCAGTTATAGAATCAAATACTGGCATACATTTTTTGATGGTAGAAGTAGGATCACTATATTCATCTACTCCTTTCCTTCCACCAATATAAGAAGGAGTATTACTAATCCACTCAGGAAGTTTTTGAATAGCTGGATAAGGTTTCTCCAAAACCTCTAACATTTCTTTTGTATCAGCTATAAACTGTATCTTTGACTTACTCATGCCATAACTATAACCCAAAAACCATAGATGTCAATCTATTTTTGAGATGAGTTCTGCAAGTTTCAGTAATTTCTTCTGTATTTCCTTTATCTGTTTCTTGTGTTTTGAACTAAAAATAGGTATCTTAACAGGAATAGGAACGACTCTTGGAATACTTCTAACAACATTAGAAGTAACTCCCATAGGAACATTTGAAATGTAATCTGAGGAAAAAGTATCCATCTTTTATTTACTTACTGTATTAAGTATAATTGTGGCAAACAATATCACAACTTTAAATTCTTACACAAGAGGAGCTTCTAATATAAGAGGCAGTTTTCTTATTTCTACTAATGATCCTAATGATTGTTATACAGGAGGAGTTACTATTACAGAAAATACTGATGAGTTTATTTCAGAAGATCTTCCTTTGGATTAAATATTACTAAGCATGTCTGCACCTTTAACTACAGTTTCACCTCTGACCTATCCTACATGGTTAAAATATCAAGGTAATCTAAAGCCTGATACTGCTCCAGAATTGTATACTGAATATCTACATGAATGGTACAGAAACAATACTCTTTTAACTTCTAATAATAGTAATGCTATTAAAGAGAACTACATACAACTTTTAAAGGATCTAAGTTTTTTATTTGGTACACAGGAAAAAGATCTTTTCCTAGCTGATCTTGATTATACAAACGATGAAGAGCTTATTTTTGCTATTCCTTATTTTGTAAAGAAACTTAAAGAAATCTCCAAAGTATTATCAAATAAGAGAGAAGCGGTAAAAAATGCAAAATTAAGATATAATCTGATTGGTTCTAATCATGGTTTAGAAACTCTTTTGTATGAATATATCCTAAAAGGATTTACCAAAGATGAAAATTATATTACTCAGGTTCCTATATCTTCTCTTTCAAACTTCTTTCCTAATCTTTCTTCGGTTAATGGAAACTTTTTTGTAGAATTAGAAGAACTGCATGATTCTCAAACCTATCATGATTCTGATCCATCTGTTTCTATTAATGAGTATGTTGATGTGACTCAGTTAGAGAATGAAATTCCTTTTGAAGGTTTATCTGAAGATGAAATACTAGGAATCATTTCAACTCGTTATCTTTCAAGAATTGCTGATACTCCACTTTCAAGACTTTTTAATCAATATCTTCTTGAAGTTCCTACTCTTTCCACAGCTGCTCTTTCTAATAAAGTTAATGGGTTGGTATATAATCAAATTGCAGCTAACCAAAAATATCTTGGTGAAACTGTTTACGGTTTAACAGCAATAAGAACAAGTGAGATAAACACTCCTGATTATATTTTAAATCTTAGTTTTGAACAGGGTAATAATTGGTTTTATTGGCCCTCTGGTGACAAGATAGTTGATGATTCAAAATTTAATAATATTTTTTCACCTATTGCTATTAATGATACAAATTTTGTAGCTTCTAGTGCAACAGGAGGAAGTGATTATACAAACTCTGATTTATTATTTTCTGATAAAACAGGTATAGTCGAAGGTGCTTGGCTAAGAGGTCCGAGAACTCAATATAGTTCTGATGTGATGAATCTTACCATCAAACCTAATATCACCAGAGATTTTATATTTCCGTATCCGGGTTTTAGTTTAACTTCAAAAGGAACTCTTTGGAATGGATATTCATTAAATGATAGTGATTATTTTTTATATGAAAAATTATTACCAGAACAAAGAAAAACAATATTAACAAAATATTATACAGAAACACTTCCAAGTTCAGCATCGCTTCCTATCTACATTAATGATACATCATTAATATATAATGGGGCATATGCTGATAAATTCTCTGATACTGCTGATACAATTACCAAGAAACTCACATATAAAGGAATAAACACTATTTATAGTGATTCCCTTTCTGGTTCTATAGAACAGACATATCTTTATAAGTTTGATAAAACAGATTTTCCTATTTCAAAAGGAGTCAATGATATTATATGGCCCTTAGATGTTTTCGATTCTACTCAGAACATTCCAATTACCGTTCTTAGTGATACTTGTATACCAGTAAAATTAAGTGAAATTGATATTCCTAATACAATGGCTGGTGCTGTAGCTGGTGCTAATTTTGGTGATGCTGATATAATTTATAAACTTAATACAAGAACAGATGATCCCATTGAGGCTGCATGGTTGGGTGCTGGTTTTGTTCATAGTCTTGATCTCACATCAAAGATTGATATTTATAACACACCTGCTGTTAATTGTGCTACCTATGTGGATGGTATCATACAAGGAGCACTCTCAATAAAAATAGATCCAAGACAAAAGATTTCATTTGTATGGATGGATGAAGATACTTTTGCTGATGAAGTATTCTTCTATAGACAACATTCTGTTGATTGTCCTTATCTCAAGGAGTCTCCGCATAACTACTATAAAAATCAAGACTATCAGAATCCAAATCCTATAAATAAACAACAAGGTTGGACAAAATGTAGATGTAAATCAATTCATTATTCTCCTATTGGACATTCAGGTTCAAAGGTTACAGATTACAATAAGATGGCAGATTATTTATTTGCTGATCCTCAATGCTTGGGAGTGGATTTTGCATTTAATACATGGACTGATACTCGTGGATTTAATTACACAAATAGTCCACAGTTCTCTTTCTATCAGTTAGATGAACAAGAAGGTGATAATCAGGTAGGATGGGGAACAGGTAAATGGAAAACACCTACAGGTGATTCAATGATTCTTAAGACAGGAAGAGTCTATACCTATTATCGTACTTCATTTAGAAGTGATTATATTACATCATCCGATAACACAAGTCCTTATCTTATAGTAAACTATCCTTATAAAAATATAAAAGGATTATATTCTAATACAGCTTCCAATCAATATGATATTTCCATTATCATTGATAAGAGTCGTTCTGAAAATAGAAATATAGATCAAACATTAGAATTGGTAAAGTCATTTGCCAATAATTTAATCAATAGTAACATTGATACACAAATATCTATCATATCATTCAACAAAAATGCAACCGTAGCATCTTATCTGACTCATGATATAAATGCCATCAACTATAATATTGATAGTATTACTGTTGATACCACATATCCAGAATATAAAACAGACATCTATTCAGCTTTAAAAATTTCTCAGAGTGTATTGGACACTACTATTATTGATAATAATCAAGCAACAAGTTTCTATGAACTTTGTAATTCTCTAAATGCAACAATAAAAAAAACAGGCACATTTAATATAACAAGAAACATCCCTAGAAGTAATGCTAAAAAGGTTATAATTCTTTTAAGTGATGGGTATGAAACATTAAATGTTGGAAATGCTGTTCCTTATGCACAGACATTAAAAGATGCTGGAAAATATATATATGCAATTGATATCGGACCTAATTCAAGTTATGACGATACAATGGAACAGATAGCAAGTAATAAAGGATATTTCAATTTACAAAAATATCTCACACAGGGAGATGGTAATATTAATAACTTTATACAGTATATTCTTTCAGTATTCAGTGAAAACAAACTTTCTGTTGTTCCTAGATGGTATAAGGCAATTAGAGATACTTCTGGTAATTGGATAACAACAACCGATATCTCTGACATGGAACTTTTACCGGGTGATTACATTACATATGTCCACAGAGAACAGGCAACATATAGCAGTAATAATAGCATTTCATTCTCAACACCTTCTATATCATTCACGGTTAATATAAAGTTAAACGGATGGAATTATAAAACAAACAGTTTTTCTTTAACTTCTATCGGAAGTATTTATGGGGCAAAGCCTTTCTGGGGAAAGAGCTATGTGACTCCTGAAGAAAATTATGATCAGCATTTTGATAAACAGGTAATATCATTCGGAGGACAAGTAAGATTCATTGATGGATATCTTCCTGTTCACCAGCCAGAAATATCTCCGATGGTTTTAAATAATGGAAATCTATTAAGTTACACAAGAAATGGAGACAATAATCTTATATGGAATCAACCTCTTTCATTTGGTGTAAATCTTTCTTCTTATCAATGGAATAAAATTGTCTTTTATAAAGATTATTCAAATCTACAAGATATGTTTAGAAGTGGAAACAATTTAGATTTAATTGGTTATAGTTCTAATGAAGCAAGTGATATAATGTTAGAAAGCTATTCTGCTTTTACTCCTTCCAAGTATAACTACTTCGCTCGTAATGCTTTTAATTATATACAAAATCTTTATTATAAAAGTAAATGCTTAACAAGCTTTGTACAGTTTAGTACTGGTGTTGCAGTTGAGGCAGTTCACCCATATGCAAACCTTGATAATGTTCACTATCCAACCGTAGCTACTGTTTCCTTTCCTTCGCTTGCCAAGTCTGATAAGGAAATAGGTGAATATATGTTACCTGAAAAATTAGGTGTATCATATTGGAGAGGTCGTGGATATACTATTAATGTAAGCGGAGATACATTAACATTCATTGATGGTATTAGTGCCGAGAGATTATTCCTTAATACTAATAAGTTTGGTCCTCGTCAAAGAGGATTAACAAAGAACGATCAATATTCTCCTGTAGTTATTGATAATATTGATAATAGATGGATGATGGAATCCTATAGTTCATCAAATGCAGCAGGAAGAGTTACTGACACATTAAATAATCAAAAATTTACTCCATATCAATCAAAATATGAAATAACAAAAAAGAATACTCTTGGTTTATCAAGGCAAAATGATGATTTTGATTTTTGGAATTTTCCAATTCCCGGTACTTGGAATAAACCAGAAAAATATCCTGTAACATTTAGACAAGAATTATTAACTTCTTCTTATGAAAACAGAAAGAAAGAATTACTTGTAGATAAAGGTAATATGGTGGATTGGAAAAATGATATTTTTGGAAATAATTATGGGCTATTCAAATCTCAATATACATTAAATAAATTCTTAAGTGGTATATGAAAATAATAGAAATACCTTTAGAAATAACCTGTGATTGTACTCCTGTTCCTACTCCAACAGGAACTCCTAGACCTACGCCTACACCTACACCTGTACCAACTCCTACACCTACCCATACTCCAACTCCTACTCCAACTCCTACACCTACTCCGACACCAACTCCAACACCTACTCCAACGCCAACGCCAACGGTAAGACCTACTGTTACTCCAACTCCTACACCAACTCCTACATTACCTCCAACTCCTACACCAACTCCTACACCAACTCCTACATTACCTCCATTACCTTCATTACCTCCTATATATCCACCATATAATCCTCCTAAATATCCAAAACAAAAAGTTGTTCCATCTCCTCCTTCTCCTCCTCCTCCTATAATTGGTGTTAATTCGTGTTATATAGGATTTGGAGCATCTACAGGTGCATATAATTCTGAACAATGGGTTCATGATTTTATTTTTACTAATAACTATCAAACAATTAGATTGAGTGATATTGTTAATAATCCTGCTATTGTAGGAAATGCTATAATAGAAAATGGTCAGATAAGATTGACACCACCAGTATATGCACAAGCAGGAAATGTATATTATGATATTCCTGCATATGTTACGGATATAAATAATAACTATATAGATTTTTCTGTATATATGAAGATGTCTATGGGTGGTACAACATCAGGACAACATGCTGATGGTCTTGGTTTTATAATGCAAAGTAATACTACTGATTTTGGTGGAGGTGGTGGTGGAATTGGTTATGGTGGAATTCCTAATAGTATTGGTATCATGTGTGATAATTACCAAAACGAGTTTGATCCAAATAATAATCACATGGAACTTGATGTAAATGGTGTTGTTGAAAACTCTTTAATAACAGCCACACCTTCATTCGAAATGTGGCAACCAGATCCCTATGTTTATAGATATATTTGGATAGATTATAAAAATGGAATATTTTATATCTATATTTCAGAAAGTAATTCAAAACCATTAACACCTCTTATAACATATGAATTGGATATAAGAAATTATCTAATTCTTAATAACTAAGATATTACTTTTTTAGGCTCTTTTACTAAATATTAGAGTAACATGGCATCAACTCAGGCATATTTCATAAACGAAGTAGGTACTTGGCCCAATGAAGTCTATAAAATAGCTTTATCTGGTCAATTAATCAATCCTGATTTAAATTATTTACCAGCCGAAAACTTTTTTCGTTTTTATAAAGATTCTACACTGCCTATAAACTATCTATCAAAATATGATTATCTTGCTACAAGACCTTCATTCGATGCACAAGGATTGGTACAGATAGATACATATAGTAATTCCTTATTGGTTTGGAATGTTAGTGCAGAAAGAAGATCATTCAATATTGGAAATATTTTCAATTCTCTTAATATTGATGTAAAACCGGGTGTTCCTGCTGACCAGAAGTTTTATTCTTATCTTCTATATCCAAAAAGACTTTTTTTAAAACCAACAGGTATTCCTACTCTTGTTGGTGGTAATTGGGTTTTAAATACTCAAACAGTATTATTAGATACTAATACTTCTTATTTTTATTCTTCTGCTGTAGATACTGATGTTGCATATGCACACTTAAATTATCTTAAAACCCAACCATCAACAACTTCCATACCTTCAAACTCTAATTTCTCACTTGTTTATAACATTTCTGCAACTCGTACTAGAGCAGATTTACCATTAATAAACTTTACCAATACATATAATCCAGTTTATTATTCAACTGTTTTAGAAAACGTTCCAGTAGGAATTACTGATAAATGCAGAATCAGACCCAATTCTACCTATATATCATATGCTGTAAATTTTTATGCTAATGATGAAAATAAAAATACAATTTTAGGAAATCTTGGTCAGATAAGACCTGATACTATTAATACAACTCTTCCAACAATTAAATCTTCTTATATAATGAATTACGATCCTAATGGATCTAATCCTAATCTACAAGCTTTCCAGCTTTTACAGATTAAGAATGATGGAGATAAGAATATAGATCTTAGTGATGCAAGATATTGTGTATTAAGTGGTGTATTTGATCTGTCCACAAGTAACTTTACCTACTATAGTGATAACTATCAATCTTCCAATGGTTCTATAGTAAACGTAGTAACTGGTATACCTGATACATATATTGGAGTAAGCTATATAGCAGACTGTCCTACCATGCAGTTTTCTCAAGAGAGATGGCAAGATACTGTTATTTCTGTAGAAACACAATTAGGTACTCCTATCAGTACAACATCAATACCTGCAAGTATTAACTGGACTACAAAATACCCACCTCATTATTATTCTTATAAGGTATCTCTTTCTGGATCAGCAGAAAGTACTTACAATACATTGAGTTCATTGATGGAAACATCAAATCTTACTTGGTATCTATATTCATCAGCTGTATCTGCTGGATATACTTCAAGTAACTATACAACTTCTATAGCACTATCTTCATTTATAACATCTGACTATAACTTTGTAAGTTATGATCTTTTTAATGGAGCAAATAAAGACTATATTAAGTTTACTCCTTTAGTAAAATCAAATACAATATTTCTTTCTTCTCTATATTGTTATTACGGAAAAGATTTAAATAATTCTTATTCATTGATAGATACACCTTGGATTCCTGCTTCTGCTGCAAATAACTTCATTATTACATATCCTGTAGTTACTCATGGTGAGTTAAATTTCTCAATTAGACCCACTCTTTGTTCTATAGCTGGTTATCTTGATGCATATCAAGCAACGCAAATAAACTTGGCAATAGGACAAGCTCCTGTAAATATTGGTCAACCAATCTTTATATCAAAGATAATGGAAGTAGAAGATTATATAGAAGTAGATTCTTCTTTCTTAATATCTGCAAGTTCTTGGCCCACAAGAGATTTAACAAATTCCTATGTTTCTTGGTTTTTTACACCAACAAGTACATTTGTAAGCATCAATGCAGTTGATTCTAATGGAATTTATCTACAGCAAATTCCTGCATTTAGTGCTGTTCCTTTTAATTCTAATACATGGGCAGTAGTTGTTTCTGGATATGGTCCGCAGACAACAGTAATCAATCTTTCATCACAGAAATATAATGAAGTGACAAATCTTACTTCAAATTCTTCGTTGTTTAATTATTTCACCGAAGGAAAACTTTTAGTAGGATCTCCTCTTGGTCTTAACAATTATAATCCTACAAGAACAATTTATCTAACCGCTGGTGTTCCTTATAAAGGAAGACAGTATAATCTTCCAAACAATACACAAGTTAGTTGGATTTGGTCTTATAATAATGATATAAATTATGAAACAATTCCTGTCAGTGCTTATTTCTTACCAACACTAAGTTCATATCCATACGGTTATGATTTAGACAGTTCTCTTTTAAGTTCTGTTACAATTAATGTAATTCCTCCCTTTAAGGCTGATACTCCACAAGTTAATAATGTTAATACAACAATTTCTATTGATACACAAGATGGATTAATACAAGGAAATTATAATTTTTATGTTGATGATTTTCCAGATCCTTCTATTTTTAATACAGACTTTGCTGCTTACTATACTGCCTTCCAAGATGTTTCTGCACAAATTCTTAGTACAAGAGATGGTAAAAATGTAATAACAAGACCAAACGATGGAACTAATAATTTTACATTCTCTGCATTAGGAGATGTTATTCCTAATATTACAAATGCTACTATAGTTTGGAATTTATCAAGTGATAGTGGATATAACATTCAAAGCTATTCATTAAATCCAATAAATTTTACAACATCAAATGTATCAAAAACATTAGTTACATTAAGTGCTTTAAGTGCTGTTGTTCCCGGTTGGACAAGTGCTCATAATGTACAATCAAATGTTATTGTTTATGTCTTAGATTCAGTAACATTCTACACTCCTTTGGATTTCTTATCAATACCTGAGTTCTTCTGGATTGATGGAAGAAACCTAATCATCAGTAATCAGACAAATTATACATTACTTTCTGTTAACACAGCATTTGAAAATAAAACATCAAATAGTCAAAGATATTATCTATCTGCTAATAAGTCATTCTTGAATGATTTTAAATATTATACAGGATCTACTAATTCAACAAATATTAGCGGAGTTTCTTCATATTATCAACTAGTTGATATTCCATATCAAAGTGAATTTTTTACCAATATTGGATTACCTATAAGTCTCACTGCTTACAATGATACTACATTCCCTGAATATAATGGAATTTATTACAGCATACCAGTAGGATCAAATCTTGTAACTTCTAAATTTAATATCACAAGTCAAAGTGAAATAGGAAATTCAATACCATTAAAAAATTCTCCTAAGTTAATTCCTTATAGTCCTATAACCGTTTCTTTTACTTCAAATACAACTTCTATTAATCTTGATACTGATAGAATTGTATCAGTAACACAAACAATTAGTACAAATCCACTTGAATCTGCTGTACAGCTTATAGATGGAACCATTACCTATACACTTTCCACATATTATTGGAGTGTTAATAAAGATATTCCAGCAATCAATGGATCATATGATATATTCCAACTTTCTATAGGTGATCCTATTAATGAATTGACTGTTAGTGGAACAAAAAATAATAGTCTTTTTCTATCTGCATCTGCCAACCTTTCGAAGAAAATATATCCTTCTACATTTAGCAATTATGCAGAAAATCAATATACCGGACCTAGAGATATCTGGAATACTGTAACACAGACAGTAACATCACTTTCTGGATTCACACCTATAGCTGCAAATAGTAATGCTATAAATCCTGAAATTTATATTTCAACAACATATGCATTAACCGGACAAAATATTTTTATCCAATATAATACTCCATATAATCAAAGTGAATATTATGTAGTTGCTTATATGACAGATTTCGGTGAACCAGACTCTGCTAGAATATCTGCATATGATTCATCCATTTTTTATAACTATAAGAAAAAGGGAACTTTCTATATTTCTTACAGTGCATTATACAATGATGGATCTATAAAATACTATCAACATCCTAATCCTATAATAATCGAACCTTCATGGGAAGTATATGATCCTAATGCTCTTAGATTCATAGAAGAAACAACTCTTACACTTCCTTATAATGATCAAGATATAATGATTCAACCGAATGAATGGGGAGATGCTGATATTTTTAATACATCTATTTTTAGATTACAGGATAATCTTGACTATCTTGCTTCAAATTTACAGACACTTAATACTGCTTCTCCTACATTATTATTCGGTTGGCTTGGAAGTAATGCTGTGAATCAAGTAGATGGTATCAGATGGTATACAAAAGATTTTGGTAGTGAATATCATCTCAATCCTTCTCTTTCAATATCAACAGGAACCACTTATTTTAATAGCATTAAGGATGCTATAGAAATAAATGATCATATATTTGTAATTGATAGTACAAAGTTTAGATCATTCTCTGCTGGTAACTTTGCTCCTGATATTAATTTTATAGGTTCATCTGATTTAGATTCTGTATTCTTAACTCCTATTTCCATAGAAACAAATGATACTGGTGATATAATATATGTTGCAGATCCTCCTAAAAATAAAATTTATAGATTTGATATGGAATATAATGGATATAATTCCGTATTAAATTATACATTAAATATAGGTAGTCTTGGATCTAAACAAGATACAAACAAATTCAATTCACCATCTGAATTAGCATTTGGTTTAGGAAATCTTTTTGTTCTTGATTATAATAATTTCTGTATAAAAGAATATAATCCAGACTTGAATTGGATTCATACATATAGCGCAGATGAATTAGATGATGATCAACCAATAAACATCGCAGTTCATCCTAGATTTGGATTCCTTTATGTATTAACAAAATCACATACAGTTTATGTATTTGATCCTCTCGCAACAACATACTTCTCAAAATTCTTCATTCCTCAAACTTCTTCTAAAAAAATAGTTAAAATGATATTTGATGAAGTAGGAGATTTCTTATATATTATAGGAACCAATAATGTTTACAAGTATTCTTCGTCTGGATACTTTATATCTGAATTAAATCTTCCTTCTGGATTAACATATATAGGAGGAAAAAAGTCTTCTAATCGTTCTATACTTCTTTTCACAGAAAAAGCTATTATAAAACTACAAGATATTCTTGAGGTTCATAAGGTAGGAGAAGGATTACCTTCACAATATTGGTCTAAAGATCAATTAATAGTGGATAGAGATGAATTAGCTTCTGATACAAACTATAATCGCTGTTTGGTTAGAATGGCACAGAACCTAAAGACATTTAGAAATTCATTAAACTATAAACTAGTTCTTGCTACAGAACAAACATCTACAAATATCATTACATATTTTGCTTCTGTTCCTATAGCAATATCAGATCGTCCTATATTTGATCCTACAATAGAAGGAGAGGTGTTAAGTGTAGGTGTTAATGAATTACATTTACCACAATCAATTAATAAAGAATTAATTAAGCTTTATAGTGCGGTATATGATTTAAAATCTTTCTTAGATATCACTAACTATAATATCCAAAGTAACAATACTTCTGGTGGATGTGGATCACAGTTCTGTTGGTCTTGGAAAGCTATGTCATGCTACAATTTAACGCTACCTGCTGTTAGAATTTGTAATATCAATCCTATTACATATGCAGAATTAGAATCATCATTCCCTGTAAGCTATGCACCAACAAAAACATGGATAGATGCTACTTCAGAATGTTGTAATAAAGTGATACCTCCAGTATAAATATTTGTACATTCGATAAAGTGACCCGCATGGGTTCCAGTAGAAATACTGCGACTTGAGAATAATATGAGTAATAGATTTCACAACAAATGGCATAGACGTAATCACCATACCTACGGTAATGGTAGCAATCCTGACGCTGGACATGATCCAATAGCGAGTCAACAACAACCTTTCTTAGGAGAATTCGTTCTCTCTGGTTCTTTAAGTGCAACGGCTCCTTTGAGTGCTTATGCAGCTTTCTTATACACTGATCATACTGCTCTCTGTGCTTATGCAGGAACTCGTGGTGCTTTAGTTCATAGTGAAGGATATCTTGGTATTGAGGTATGGAGTACAAAATCCACTGCTCTCTCTGCATATGCTCCTAAAGTTGCAATTGAAGCTGCTTCACCTGTAAGAACTCTTAGTGCATATGCTGGTTATCTTGGAGCCGATATCTATTCAGATGTAAGAGCAATCTCTGCTTATGGTAATTTTGTAGGTATTGATGTTTATAGTCCTAGAATAGCCCTTTCTGCTTCTGGTGGACAAGTAGGTATAGAAGCACACTCACACTCCAGAGCATTATCTGCCTATGGTCAATTTATTGGTGGAGAATTTTACAGCCCAAGAACAGCACTCTCTGCATGGGGAGGAATTATAGGATTAGAAGTAGGTTCTCCTAATATTGCTTTAAGTGCTTATGGTAATGATATTGGTGGTGCTTTCTATTCTGATCAAAAAGCACTATCTGCGTATGGTGTAGTAGTAGGTGCTGAGTTATTCAGTCCCAGACGAGCATTATCTGCTTATGGTGGTCAAATAGGATTAGAAACATTTTCTCCTAAATGGGGCTTGTCAGCATGGGGCGGTTATGTTGGTGTAGAATCATATTCCAACAATAGAGCAATTTCGGCATATGGACAGATAGTTGCTGGTGAATTTTATAGTCCTATAAGAGCATTATCTGCATGGGGAGGAGTTTTAGGTGCAAGTATAGGATCTCCTAATATTGCTCTAAGTGCTTATGGAAGAAGAATTGGTGGTGCTTTTTATTCTGATGAAAAAGCATTATCTGCTTATGGTATCGTAGTAGGTGCTGAACTTTATAGTCCAAGAGCCGCACTTTCAGCATGGGGAGGTCAGGTTGGTTTAGAAGTAGTTTCTCCTACAAGAGCTTTAAGTGCTTTTGGTAGTTACCTCGGAGCCGATATTTATTCAAATAACAGAGCAATCTCTGCATATGGACAAGTAGTTGCTGGAGAATTTTATAGTCCAAGAAGAGCACTCTCCGCATGGGGAGGTACAGTTGGTCTTGATGTTTCATCACCTTATTGGGGATTAAGTTCCTATGGTGGTTTAATGGCTATTGGTGCTTATTCTGATAACGTAGCACTTTCTGGTTATGGCGCATTGACAGGTATCAAGGTAGAAGGCGGAACTGTTGGTGGTATGTTCCATAGTCCATTTATCTCACTCTCAACAGGTGGTGGAGGTATTAATATTTTCAATAGTAGAACTGGTATCTACAAGAGACCAGCAGATTATTATGGTCTTTCACAAAAAGGACAGGTAGTTCTTGATGTTGGCGGTGATACTTGGATTGCTGGTAGTTTAACAGTTACAGGCGATCTTTCGGCTCTTGGTAATATTTCTTATCTTGATACTAATGTAACTGTAACTAGTGCATTTAAAGTTTATAATACAGGAACCGCCCCTGCTGCTACCTTTATTCAAAGTGGAGCACAACCAATTTTACAATGCTTTGATGGTGATATATCTACAAGTATACCATCTCTTATAGTTGATGGTGCTACTAATGGTTGGGTAGGTCTCGGAGTAGTAACTCCTACTGCTCCTTTTAATATTGTTAAGAGTAGTGCCTCTGGTGAATTAGCCAGTGCAAATCAACCTCATGTAAGAATCTACGATGGCACTGTTAATAAAATTATTGCTGGTACATATGGTACTAATAACGGTGGAGCTAATCCCGGTGCCGCTACAAATCCTTATATTGGAACCGAAAATTCTGTACCTTTTGATTTATATACAAACAACCAACAAAGAGTATCTATATTATCTAATGGTAATGTAGGTGTTAATGATGCAGGTGCTCGTGCGAAGGTTTCTGTATTTGCCAATGATGCAACAAGTAACTATAGAGCAATCTCCGCATATGGAACATTTGTAGGTGCTGTATTTGCATCACCTATGAGAGCACTAAGTGCCTATGGTGCTTATACTGCTGGTGAATTCTATTCAGATAAGAGAGCACTCTCCGCATGGGGAGGTATAGTAGGTGCTGATATAGCTTCTTCTCAAATAGCTCTTTCAGCATGGGGAGGAACCTATGGTGCAATCATAGCTGGTGGTACAACTAGAATTAACTATGATGGTGGTGGTTCAACCTATATTAATACAAATAATGGTGTAGCAACTACAGTAGGTATTGGTAATACATTAGCAACATTAACAACTCTTGGTTCCACAACAATCAATAATAATGCTGGAACTAATACTACAGGAATCGGTACAGGAACTACTACAGGAAAGATTACTATCGGTAATACTGGTCTTACTGGTGGTATTGAAATGGATGGCGCAACAATCAGTATCAATGATAATGCTGGAACATATGTAACAAACATAGCTACAACAGGTACTTCTGGTGCAGTATCCATAGCAAATGGAACAGCTACAAGTAATGTTTCTCTTGGTAATGGTACAGGTTCTAATACACTTTTAGGAAATCCTGTTAACATCAATGTTGACAATGGAACTGATATAACTAATATTGGAACAGGTACGACTTCTGGTGCTGTTAATATTGCAACAGGAACAGGAAATGTTTCTATTGGAAATTCTACTGGATCATTAACAGTTAATGGTAATGCTGGTACTATATCTACTGCAAGTACTCTTGGTGTAACAACTGGTAGCACTGTAAGTGTAAACACAACAACAGCCAGAACAACTAACTTAAACACTGGTACTGGTGCTGTAACAACAACCATTGGTAATGCTGGTACTGTTGCAGTTGCTGGTAGTACGGCAGTTACACTAACAGGACCTACTACAATCAATAATAATGCTGGAACTAATACTACAGTTATTAATACAGGAACAACCACAGGTAATATTCAGATTGGTAATACTACTGGTTCTACTACTGCATTAGTTGGTATCGGAACAAGTCCTTCAGTAAGATTAGATATCAGTAATAATGCAACAGTACCATCTGCTGCCACAGGAACAACTGTCCATGTGACTCAAACTGATAGTACAAATAATAGAGTATTAGTTGATTCATTTGGTTTGGTTAGTGTTGCTAGACCAGCCTTCACAGGAAGACATGCAAGAAATACTGCCGCATCTCCAACTGCTGTTTCAACTGATGATGTTCTTTGTGAATTCACTGGTCAAGGATATGGAGCTACTGGATATTCAAGTACTTCTCGTGGTAGAATGACAATTCGTTCTGCTGAAGGATGGACTGATACAGCACAAGGAACATATTTAACATATGAAACTACAACAATAGGCGGTACTTCAACAACAGAAAAATTAAGAATTACAGATGCTGGAAATGTCGGTATTGGTACAAATAATCCAGCTGCAACCTTAACTGTTAATGGTCAGATAAGTGCAAACGGAGCAATTACATCAACAAATGGTTTTACAACCATTGATAGATTTGGTACTAATTACTCTGTATTTTATAGAGCAAACGACAAGACCAAACTTTATGATAGTTCTTATGGTGATGTATTATATTATGATACATCTGGTCAGGTTGGTATTGGTGGAATACCAACTAGTGGTAAAAGACTATCTGTGTCAGGAGATTTATATTTTACTGGAGAAATTAATGGACCTCTTGCAAGTTCTTCTAGTTTCAATAGTGCTGCAAATACAACAACTGCTTCTCCGGGTCAAGCTGCATTTAATACTACAGTTTCAATGCAAGCTAATAGTAGTTATGAATTAACTTATAATGTTTTATATACAACAAGTGCTGGTGGGCAAGCCACATTTGCATTATCAGGAAACAATACATTTAATGGTTCTGGTTTTATCTCTCATTCTAACACTGGAGGTATTGGAACTAATGCGGCTTCTGGTTCTTTAGGTGGGGCTAGTATAACTCTTTCTACAAATTTATTAACTCTGACAAAACCTGTAGCAAGCACGGCATCAACAACTCAAGGTGCAAATATTACTTTTTACGTTCAAACTGGAAGCAGTGCAACGACAGCTAATTTAGTTGTATGGAATTCTACAGCTGGAACCATAGCAGTTAAACAAGGCTCCTATTGGAAGAAAACAAATCTAAATTAAGTATAGAAAATAAGAGTTTTCCATTAAATATTAATAATGGATCATAGTAAAACAGTTTATTTAAATACGGCATATCAAGCAATTACTGGCTTGTCTCCGTTTATTCTTACTATTAGTCCTTCTACTATATCCACATCTAATAAGATTTATAAAATAACATATGACTTTGGTGATGGTACTCTTATAGAAAGATTAATAAATCCAGATAATGATGAAGTTTTTTTATCTACAGATGAAACATATGTTTATTATCTTACAGGAAATATTCAAAAAACATTTAATATAAATGTTCATGAATATCAGTTCAATACTTCTTTGTATAATGATTATACAATATCTTTGGATTTAAAAGCACCTCCTATAGAAAGTATAGCAACAAATCTTAGTGGACTATCTAGTTCTGCATATTTTGATGAATTGCATTTAGTAGGTACAAGAATGTTTGGTACAGAAAATGAAATTCTTTATATGTTTGAAAGTATTAATCCAAATTATATTTTACCTATATTGGTAAATTGGAAAACAAGACCTATCAAAAATATTGTCAAGACAATTGATAATTCATATACTCCTTACAAACTTCTTGCTCCATTTGAAAATGAATTTGTAACAAGTATTAATACAGGAACAAACATCATAACATTCCCTGATGTAGATGCTGCACCAAATCCTGATTACGGAAGTCCTGATATGACTTTAAACGAAGGATAAGATTTAAATTATGAGCATTTATTACGACAGACAAATACCCGGTGAACTTTGGTTAAGAGATCTAAAGAATAATGTAGACTCAGCAAGTAATATTTTATCTGCGATTTATTTAAAATATAAAAATATTAATGAAAATTTTTATTTTTATCTAAACACTAATCAAATAACTAGATTTGATTTGTTCTATGATACAATTTTTGTTGAGACTCCTATTGGCTATATTTTTGAAAAGTTTTATATTCAGGATGAAGCTATTCTTCCTTTCAATCAGATCAATCTTTTTAATAGTAAAAAAACAACTAATGTTGATTACTGGTTTAATGAAAGTAAGAACAGAGTAATTCAAGCTGAAATATATTGTTATAATGACCCTCTTAGAAATCCAGATGAAAAATATTTTGATTTCATTTTAATTTTAAAATCTTTTGATTGTATAACAGGATTAAATCAAACAATTGCAATTGAACTAATAAGATTAGCTTATTCTTCTAGTATTAATTGGAGCAATTCATCATTTTTATTAGAAACTCCTAAGATAACTTATAACAAAGATACTAAAAATTATAATGTTTCATTTATTCTTAGAAACTCGGTTAAAACATTAGGTTTAGTAAGTCTTAATATTTTACAAAGTGATTATCCTACTATTACTGAAGTAAATGGATTTTTACCTTATTTTACGCAAGATACTTTAAATTCAGGTGTGAGTTCTTTAAAAGCACTTCCTACAGCAGTTGCATACTATATCTTAACTCAAAATGGTTATATACTAGAAACCGAAGCACCTGAAATAATATCCTTTGATTAGCATTGATTAGTTGATTTTTTTGTATAAATAGAATATAATAAACATTATGGCAGATCTTACGTCAAATTCCAATAGAATACCAGATACAAGTAGAAACTTTGTATCTCAGATTCTCCAAAGACTTCCTTATATTGCTGGTGCTGTTACTCCTGATGTAAGCAACTCCAAATATGAACTTTTTGACCGTTTATCAAAGAGAAACGAGTTAAAAATCATGCAACAGTCTGTTCTTACTGGACCGTTCATGCGTAATGAATACGGAGAATATTATAATCCGGGTTCATTCACTTCTGATCATGCATATCATCGTTATATATATGCTAATATTGATTCTGATAAGATTCGTCGTTTGGCAGAATATCGCAGAATGGGTGCGTATGCAGAAGTTTCTGATTGTTTAGATGAAATTTGTGATGAAATAATCGTAAAGGATGAAAACGGAAAGATAATTCATTTAGGTTTTTCTACTTTTTCTAATTTGAATCAAGAAGTAAAAAATGAATTACTAAAGGAATTTAATAAATTCATTAGTATTTATGATTTGGAACATAAAGGATGGGGATATGCCAGAAGAATTCTTACAGAAGGTGAATTATTTTTTGAAAATGTAATTCACGAGGAAAATAGAGACAGAGGTATCATTGGTGTTCTTACAATCCCCGGTGAGCTTATTAATCCTATCTATGATAACATTCAGAACAATGTTATCGAGAACTTCGTATTTCAAAAGCCAATCAGTTTAACAAATGATCCTTCTGCTGCTCTTTCACAGGTACAGAGCAATACAAGTCCTGTAAATTCTCTTCAACAGCAGATAGTAACTCTTCAAGGTAATCAGGTCACATACATGCACTCTGGAATGTGGAATGAAGATCAATCCATTCGTATTCCTTTCATTGAGAATTGTAGAAGAGCCTACAAACAACTTTCCCTCTTAGAAGATTCTATCATTATCTATAGAATGGTTCGTGCTCCAGAGCGTCTTAAATTTAAGATTGATGTTGGTAACATGCCTCCTGCAAAGGCAGAGTCATATTTAAAACAACTCATGCAACAGTACTGGAGTAAGCAGACATATAATTCCAGTACACAATCCCCCGGTGCTGGTAATCAATACAATCCACAGACAATGTTAGATTCTTATTGGTTTGCCAGAAGAAACGGTGAGGTTGGTTCTGATGTTGAATTAATGCCCGGTGGTCAGAATCTTGGTCAATTGGATGATCTCATGTATTTCGTCAATAAACTTTATAAGAGTTTAAAGGTTCCTGTTTCTCGTTTGAATCCTAATGAGCCATTCAAGGATGGTGCAGAACTCTTAAGAGAAGAGCTTAGATTTGCCAAGTTTATTATTCGTGTTCAGAATCAACTTGCCGCTGGTCTTAAGGATGCTTTTGTCACTCATCTAAAATTAAGAGGTTGGTGGAAGGAGCTTAAACTTCATGAGTCATATTTTAACTTCCGATTCACAGAGCCTTCTAACTTTTTTGCTATCCGTCAGCAACAACTTCTCGAACTCAAACTTAAGAACTTCTCTGATATGAGTTCAAATGATGGTATTTCCAATACCTTTGCTCAGAGGCACTATCTTGATTACTCTGATGCCAAGATCGGTGAGAATATGGAATGGAAACGTAAGGATGCTGCTCTTAGATGGGAGCTTTCACAGATAGAAACTAATGGTCCTAACTGGAGAGAGCATATTGAGGCTGCTGAGAACATTGCCGCTGGTGTTGAAAGTGGTGGTGTTAGCGGTGGAGGAGGGGGCGGTACATCTGCTTCTGCAATCCCTGAATTCGGTGGAGGAGGAGGCGGTGCTCCTGCTGGAGGAGAAGCAACACCTGAAGCAGGAGAAGCCACTGCTCCTGCTGGAGAAGAAGCAACATCTGCCCCTGCAACTCCAGCCGCTGAAACAACTGCATAAGAAAGTTTATATTCTGACATAAGTATTGGTATTATGTCAGAATATAGTACCTTGCCTTCTTACGAGATTCCTGCTCATGTAACAGGAGATACTTGGAGTGGGATTCCTCTTATAACATTACAACAAAATGGATCAGCCGTTGATCTTAGTGATGATGCTATTGTTAAGATGCAGGTTAGATTTCAAATAGATAGTCCTTCAGTCATTGATTTTTCCACAGAAGATAACACTATTACTATAATGGAACCAGCTACCGCTGGTAATATTTCTTTTCCTGAACAAATAGTAAGTATTCCTGTGGGAGTATATCAATACGATATTAAGGTAATATTTTCTACAGGAAAGATTAAAACATATTTAAGAGGAATATGGAATATTATTTCACACTGCACAAGATGAATAATACTATTACTATAAACCTTAACTTAGATAATATAAGTAGTTAAACAAATACAATGAGTTCTGCTTATCCTTCTACTCCTGTTCTGCCTAATGGCTTTCATGGTTCTACAACTTTTAATTCACAGATTAAAAGTTATGATCATCTTGCACAGAGGGTTCGTAGAAGTTTAGGAGAACCTTTAATAAAAATTGAAATCAGTAGTGAACAGATTTATGAAATGATAGATATTGCTATTGAATACTTTACGAAATTTGCTGGTCTTGAAGAGGAGTATCTTATCTTCCGTTCCGATCTCTATAAGTCAGGTGTTGGTCTTAATGTTGGTGAATTGATGAATATCACTCCTGATATGTATAACTCCAATACAAGCAATCCTTCTCTTAGTGCATGTTATGATTATGATTTGGATGACTACAGAAAAGTAGTAGATGTTTTTTCTTTTGCAGAAGGTAATAATACTGGTGTTAACACGCTTTTCACAATTGAAAATACAATTGCACAACAAGCATATTTTGGACAACTTCTTGGCAATGTAGGTTATGATTTGATTACATGGCAAGCACTTAAGACATGGCTTGATACTCGTGAAAAGGTACTTGCATTAACTCCTTATCTTCGCTTTGATCCTGATACACAGATTTTAAAGATTATACCTGAACCTGCACAGCAAAATGGAGCAAGTACATACTTTGGTTTGATTGGTTGTAAGATGCAGAAGCCTCTTAAATTCTTAGTTAATCAGCTTTGGGTATACAGATATACCCTTGCACTATCAAAGATAGCTATAGGGCATGTGAGAGGTAAATTCAGTGGTACTAATCTCTTTGGTGGACAGACTGTAAACTATCAGGATCTTATGTCTCAAGGCTTATCAGAAAAAGCTGCTCTTGAAGATGAGATTACCAAAGATACTATAGACAGGGACCCAATAAAATTCTTTATCGGTTGACCACGAACTTATAAATTTTTACTTAATTTGTCACATTTATATACTAAGTATAAATGTATGAATATAAATTTAATAATAGAAGACTATAATAGATTGAAGTCTATAAAAAAAGTAGCAAAAATACATAATACCTATTTTGAAAAAATTCGCATTATCCTAAAAAACAATGGAATTTTTATGGTATGTAAAAATACCAAAAATAAAAATAACATATCAAAGGCTATTGAAGATTATAAAAAAGGAGCATCTTTAAATCAACTAAACCAAAAATATGGTTTTGATCATAATGTATTTAAAAGAATTTTAATAGAAAATGGAATAGATTATATCAATAGAGCAAAGGTTCCTATAGAAGGAGAAGTTCTTATTATAAGAGATAAATTAAATGATATTTTATCAGTTTATAAAAAAAATAAAAATGTAAGAAAAACATCAAAATTATTTAAAGTTAAAGAGTGTAATCTATATAGATTTTTAAAAAATGAAAATCTTTTAATTAAAAAACATGAAAAAATATCTGTAGAAAAAGAAAACCAGATAAAAAATGAAATATATGATCTCTATATAAATCAAAATCTTAATACTTCTGATATAGGTAAAAAATATGGTATTACTCGTTACAATATTAAGAAAATTCTAACCTCTAATTTTGGAGAAGCTATAATAAAAACAAAAAGTGATATAACCAGAGATATGAATTACTCTATAGAACACCAAACCAAATGTCATAAAGGATTAGCTAAAAAAAGTCCTTATATTCTACCATCAGGAAAAATTATTGGATTACAAGGATATGAGCATGATTTTCTAGATTATACTTTCAAACATAGCAATTTATCAGAAGATGATTTTAATTTTGAAAATAAACTTAGAATAAAATTATCAGACAAAAAAATAAAACATAAACATTATTATCCTGATTTTTATTTACAGAAATATAACATTGTTATAGAGATAAAATCTTGGTATACCTTTAATATGAATGTTTATCTCAACAAGAAAAAAATTAAAAAAACCAAAGAGTCTGGATATTCTATGCTTTTGATAAAAGATAAAAACTATTCAAAATATAGAAAATTTTTAGAAACTCATAATTTATTAAAATGAAACCAAAATTAGGGAAAAAAAATAAAAAATTTATACAAGGTTTTTTTAAACCAATGTTTCCTAAAAAATACATAGGTTCTGATCCAGTATATAGATCATCACTTGAGCTTAAAACAATGCGTTGGTTTGATAACAATCCTAATGTTGTTACATGGGGATCAGAAAGTGTTATTATTCCTTATCAGTCTCCTCTTGATGGGAGAGTACATAGATACTTTGTAGACTTTGTTGTAGCTTTGAAGGAAAAGGATGGAAATATAAAAAAACTGCTTATTGAGGTAAAACCTTATAAGCAAACATTAAGACCAGAGGCAACAAGAAATAAAAAACCAAAGACAATGATCTATGAGCAAACAGAATGGGTAAAGAATCAAGCTAAGTGGTCGGCTGCTGAACAATATGCAAAATTAAAAGGTTATCAGTTTGTTATTTTAACAGAAAAACATATAAACAATTGATTATTGAATTTTTAGTGTAAATATAGAAACAGAAAATAATTAGTAAAAAAGAGTAAGTTAATAATAAATATATTAAGAACATTATGTCCAATAATACCTATAGCCTTTTAGTAGAAGAACCAACATATGAAGTAAAGTATCTCATTGAAGAAAAAAATCGTAATACTCCTTCAATTCTTCACATCCAAGGTCCATTCCTTATGGCTAATGAAGCCAATAAAAATAAGAGAGTATATCCTCTTGAAGAAATGGTCAAAGAAGTTGGTCGTTATCAAACAGAAATGATTGACACCAAAAGAGCTACTGGTGAACTCAATCACCCACAGTCTCCTGAAATTAATTTAGAAAGAGTTTGTCATGTTGTTACAGAATTAAAGCAGAATGGAAATATCTTTGAAGGTAAGTCTAAGGTTCTCTCAACACCAATGGGACAAATTGTTCGTTCATTAATCATGGATGGTGTTAAGCTTGGTGTATCAAGTCGTGCTCTTGGTAGACTTGAAGAAGATGGTAAAGGAGTTAATCGTGTTGCTGATTTTAGATTAGTAGCAGTTGATGTTGTTGCTGATCCTTCAGTACCTTCCGCATTCGTAAATGGTATCTTAGAATCAAAACAATGGATCTTAAATGAGAATGGTGAGTTTGCTCAATCATATGACAAATTTGAGAAGTCTATTGCAAGTCTTCCTAAGAATAATGTTGATGTTTATCTGAAGGAACAGATCATTACATTCATCAATGCATTAAAAACTCTTTAATTGTAAACAATCAAAGGTAAATAATATAACAATATGAATATTCGTAATTTAATCTCAAAGCTTATAGCACAAGTATGTGAAAAGAACTTTGCTGCTGCAAACAAAACACTTGATGAAGTTGTAACCGAAAAGGTAAAGACACGCATCAAGAAAACTTCTGAGAAACTTTCACCAAAACAAAAAGCCATAGCTAAAGCTGCACCTCCTCGTGATAAAATCACAGGAGCAGATTTCAAGGCTTTAAAAAAGTCTTCAAAAAAGGTAACTAAGAAGAATAAGTAATATTATAATTTATGGATATCTCATCTATCATCAAAAATATTGATACCAATGTCCTCAACGAGGAAGTTGCAACAGCAATCGCTGAAGCTTTTGAAAGTGCAGTAAATGAGAAGGTTGATTCTCGTATTACTCTCGAAGTTGAAAGTGCTCTTAGCAAGCAAGATGAAGATCATGCTGTTAAGCTTGAGAGTCTCTTAGGTGCAATTGATGCAGACCACTCCACAAAACTCAACAAGGTTGTTGAGGCAATCAATGAGAATCATGCAGGTAAGTTAGAGAATCTTGCATCTTTTTATCGTAAGGCTCTTAACGAGAAGGCTGAAGCTTTCAGTTCCAAGATCGTTGATGAACTTAGTAATTTTATGGATGCCTATATCGAAAAGGCTATCCCCCAAGCACAGTTAGAGGAAGCAGTTGCTAATACAACCGCTCGTCAGCAGCTTGAACAGATTAAGAGTGTAATCTCTTTTGATCCATCTTCACTTAATGAAGATGTGAAGAATTTGATCTCCCAAGGAAAGGGCAAGATCGAAGAGCTTCAGAATCAGCTTAATGAATCCTATAAGGAGAACATTGAGTTGCATGAGAAGCTGAAGGAAGTTAATGCTTCCCTCATCTTAGAAAAGAAGACATTAGGAATGCCTTCATCTAAGAAGAGTTATATTTCCAAATTGTTGAGCGACAAGTCCTCTGAGTATATCGAAGAGAACTTCAAGTATGTCGTTGAGATGTTCGAAAGAGAAGAAAGCGAATCATCAGCTAAATTAGTCGAAGAGGCTAAGACCAAGGCAGTATCAAAGGATGCCAAGGTTCCAAAGACTGAAGTAATCGCAGAATCCTCTGCTGGTGAAGTCAACACACCAGTTAACGGATATCTTAGTGCTTTAAAAGACATACGATAAAAGATTTATAGGTTGGAGAAGGCAATAACGCACTTCCCGAACGCTATATCCATAAAGGAGAAATAACAATATGGCTAATGTAAAACCCGCACCCGGTTTCATCGACAAATCCCGTGCGAATCAACTCCTCGAAAAGTGGGCCCCAGTTCTGAACTACAGTTCAGACAAGGTTCGTCCTATCGAAGATGAACACTCAAGAGTTACCACAGCAATGCTGATGGAAAACCAAGAGCGTTGGTGCTTAGAGGAAGGCGGTAACTACGCTGGAAATGGTGGAGCTTTTGGCTCTGGCAGTTCCATCGGTGGTATCTACAATCCTCCCGGCACAATTGGTTCAAATGACGGATATGCTTCAGGTGATGCACGTTTACCAAAGGTATTAATACCTATGATCAGACGTACATTCCCAGAGCTTATCACAAACGAGATTGTTGGTGTTCAACCAATGAGTGGTCCAGTAGGTCTTGCTTTCGCCCTGCGTTACCGTTATGAGAACAATAGTCTTGGAGCAAATGGTCTTGACGGTTACGCCACAGGCGCAACCACAACAAGCAACAATGGTACACCCAGAGTTGCCGGACCAAATGAGCTAGGCTATCAGTATCTCGACACTCGCTTCACAGGAACAAGCTCAACATTCTTATCAGGTAACAACGACTTCTCAGTCCAAAGTACCGATCAGGGCGTTGCTGCTATCCTTAGCCAGTTCGAGTTATCTGGAAACATTCCACAGGTTACTGTCGAATTCAGCAAGACAGCAGTTGAAGCTGGCACACGCCGCCTCGCTGCTCGTTGGTCAGTTGAACTCGAACAGGATCTTAAGAACATGAATGGTCTCGATATCGACTCTGAATTAACAAATGCTATGTCATATGAAATTCAGGCTGAAATCGACCGTGAAATGGTCATCAGAATGATCCAGATTGCTCTCAATGCAGGTAATCCAAACGGATACACATTCTGGTACGCTCAGTCAGCCGACGCACGTTGGTTGGGTGAGAGAAACAGAGACTTCTACAGCAAGGTAATTGTCGAGGCTAACCGCATCGCAATCCGTAACCGCCGTGGTGCAGCTAACTTCATCGTTGCTACACCTCGTGTTTGCGCTATCCTTGAGATGCTCCCTGAGTTCCAGTGGATGCCAGTAAATGGCAACGTCAACACACAACCAACAGGCATCGCCAAAGTTGGTACATTGGGTGGACGTTTCACCGTTTACCGCGACACTCGTACAGATGCTCAGTATCTAGCAGGTCAGAGAACAAACCCATTGGAGTACGCTCTGCTCGGTTATAAAGGCACAGAGTACTACGATACAGGTATCGTATACTGCCCTTACATTCCTGTCATGATTCAGCGTACAGTCGGAACTAACGACTTCAGCCCACGAGTTGGACTGATGACACGTTACGGAGTCGTAGATTATATCTTCGGCGCATCCCTCTACTACCATGTAATCATCGTCAAGGGACTAGGGGAAGCCTTTGCTCAACAGCAGACTTCACTCTATCTGTAAGTTCTTACAGACCTCAAAGCTTTGCTCATCCTCGAAAGGGGATGAGCAATTCTTTTTTATAGACATATCACCATTTTGTAATAAAATATCCTAATGGAAAATACCATAGTATGGTTAACTGGTCTCTCTGGAGCAGGTAAAACCACTTTAGCCTATAAATTAAAAGATATGATGGCATTGTATGATCAATGCATGTTTATGGATATTGATCCTACTCCTGTAACCGTTATTGATGGTGATGAACTCAGGAAAGAAAGACCTAAACTTGGATTTTCTAGAGAAGATAGAGAATCTAACATTTTCCATGCTGTTTATAGGGCATTTATCCATCTTAGTTATAATGGTGGACTTGCTATAGTTTCTTTGATCTCTCCATATAAAGAATCAAGAGAAAGTGTCAAAAAAATGTTTAAAAATTATACCAATGCTAGATTCATCGAAGTCTATGTTAATACGCCTTTAGATGTCTGTGAGGCTCGTGACCCAAAAGGGCTTTATAAACGAGCTAGAGAGGGCAAATTGAGCGATTTTACAGGTATAGACTCTCCTTATGAGGCTCCTGAGAATCCAGATATTATAATCACTCCTGATATACCACTTTTGGATTCTGTAAAGCTCCTCCATAAGGCTGTTCGTGAATAATTCTTTACAAATACTTGAAATATAGTATAATTTTGTGATGAGATATGCCTTAACAGGTTCACACGGAGTCGGAAAGACTTCAATAATAAATGGTTTGGAAGATTTTCTGATAGAAAAGCGTATCACTGCTATTACCAATAGCTCAAGGGCTAGGAATATTAAGGCATCAGGCTTGAATATCAATGATAAAGCAGATGATATCACAGAACTCCTTATTGCTTCCAATCATATCAGTCACTTTAGTAATGATAATTGGTTTGCAGACAGGTCAATCATTGATACCTATGCTTATGCAGAGATAAGCTATAAGAGGGGGAATATCTCTGCAAAGACCTTTAATACCATATCACATCTTGCTGTTAACTTTGTCAGTCTCTATGATATTATCTTCTATATTCCTATAGAATTTGATATGGTAAGTGATGGTATTCGTAAAGATGATGAGTCTTATAGAAAAGAAGTTGATAAAGAAATCATCAACTTCCTAGAATATCACAAGAAATTTGAAGTCTTGAGTGGTTCTGTTGAGAACCGTGTTGCAAAAGCACAGAAGATTATGAGTCTTTAGAGAACTCGCCTTCTATTAATTCTATTTTTTCTTTCTTACCACTAGGTCTATCGAACAATTTATTCATAACCTCATCTCTTGTAGCAATCATAATATTATTTGTTTGAGTACCAATTGGAAGAGCCTTTGTACCACTTGCTTCGACTTTTGCCACTTCCAAATTATTCTTATGCTGCTTGGTTTGAAGATTAATCTTATTAAGGTTATCAATAGCCTTAGTGACTGCACCAATCATTTGAGCCAATGCAGCTATCTCCTTTGGATCTTGACCAGCAGTAACCATATCCTTTAGATTATTAACAGCTTCCAATCCAACTTCAATTACCTCGGCAGTTTTTTTATAGACATAATCACTAACATTGTCATCATTAAGATTTTCTACCTCTGTTTTTTCTGTTGGCTTAGGTTGAGAAGGAACCGCATCTCCACGCAATTGATCTATAATTGCATCTATTTCATTTGAAGAATCCATATTTTAATACTGTAACTATTTAGTTGATAATTATCGAATTTCTACTATAATACTCTTATAAACACAGATGAGTAACCATTATAATAACCTTTGGTGTGAAAAATATCGTCCTAAAACGCTTGATGATATCCTTTTAGATAGTGATCTCAAGGATCATTTCAAGACAATCAAGGAAGATATCCCTAATCTTCTTTTCTATGGATCTCCGGGTACTGGTAAAAGCACTCTGGCTAAGATTATCATCAATGATATTCTAAAGTGCCAGTATCTATATATCAATGCCTCTGATGAGAATGGTATTGATACTATCCGAAATAAGGTCATTTCATTTGCTCAGACTCGTTCTCTTGATAGTAAAAAGAAAGTGGTTATCCTAGAGGAAGCCGATGGTCTTACTGGAGAATCACTTAGAATCCTTCGTAATGTCATGGAGGAGTATATAGATACTACACGCTTTATATTAACTGCAAACTATATCAATAAGATCATTGAACCAATCAGATCTCGTTGTATGTTATTCAAGCTACATAATGATATAGAGGATTGTGTTGCTCGTTGTGCAGAGATCATTAAAAAAGAGAACATCAAGATTAGTGATGAATCTAAGAAGAAGTTTATAGAATTTGTAACAGATCGTTATCCTGATCTTAGAAGGATTATCAATGATCTACAAAGATTCTGTGTAACAGGTGAACTCATCATTCCAGATGGTGATGAACTCTTGGATCTTACAGGTTATATCATCAAGGGAATAGCTATTAGTAAGATATCCTCTCTAGACATTAGAAAGAAGGTTATAGAGTCAGAGAAGAGCTTTGGTAATGATTATCAACAGCTTCTTAAGAACCTATTTGATTATGTCTATAGCTCAGATGAACTTTCAGACAAGGTTAAGAAGACCTTCTTAATTGATATCGGAGAGCATCTTTATAGAGACAATTTCGTGTTAGATCACGAAATTAACTTCTTTTGCTGTATTTTAGCAATGGAAACTTCTACTTCTTCTTAGAAGATTTCTTACTCTTTTTAGGACCTGTGAAATACTTCTTAGCAATAGCAGGTGAAGCAGGAATTGAAGTTTGAGTAACAGGAAGCTTGTTGTCTGTGGGTTGATTGCCTAGTGCCTTAAACTCATCAGGATTAGCAGGAACTGGTTGTGACTGAACATAGTCCTGATAGTGCTCATACTTGTTAGGAACACCTTGTACAGGAGGAAGATTGATACCGAAATCAAGAACCTCTATAAGCTTGTAATCACCGGGAACGGTGAATTCATTATACTCTGTAGGTGATTGTAATGTACGAGGATCGGTCTTTAATGTAAGAAAAATATGATTAGAACCAGCAAGATCATTAGCATCCTTTGCATTGGCATTATTACTGTTTGCAGCAATATCATGAATGAAGAAGAATAGATTTGGATTTGACTCTATTGAACCTCTGAGCCACTGATCAAAGGCTGAATCCTTCTGATAGTGTGACTTATAGAAATCGGAATTGAAAAACTCAGGACGGAGTTTTACAGGTGTATTGGTGCGGAAACCACCATTTGAATGGTGAGTGAATGCTTTTTCACAGAGAGTTTCAAATTTATTAAACTTTTTGCTCATATATTTTGGGTTTTTATCATAAATATTTACCACACATGGCTACTATTTACATAGATAATCTTATAAAACCAAGAGAGGTTAATTCTCCTACTAATTATCCTGCCAAGGAGACAAAACCAAATCAATTCGTTTATACAGATCTTCATTTAGATTTAACTATAGATAAGAACGTTGGAAATGGCTTAAGTCCAGTAAATAGCAATGATATTGTTGCTGATTATGATTCTAATGCAATAAAGAATTCTTTATATAATATATTCACTACAAAAAAAGGACAGAAAATCCTTAATCCTAACTTTGGTGGTTCTTTAGACCAATTTCTTTTTGAAGGTATAACCGATGTTAAAGCAAAATTACTTGGTAATAACATTTTAAACTCAGTAGGTCAATTTGAACCAAGAATAGAAGTACAAAATGTACAAGTAATGCCAATGCCAGATGAAAATCAATATTATGTAATATTTGTGTATAAAGTATTAAATATTGGTAAGGTTGATAAATTTGAAATAAACTTCCAAAGAGATAAAATTAATATTCTATGAGCGATTTAGTACCATTTAACAAAAATTCATATGTAGCCTTTGATGGTATTAGCATCAGAGATATCATAGTAAACCGTCTTAACCAAGGAAAGGTATTCACCGATCAAAATTATCAGGGATCTAATCTATCAGGTCTTATTGATATTATCAGTTATACCTTTACTACTCTTTTATACTATTTAAACAAGACATCTTCTGAAAGTATGTTCTCCGAATCACAGATTTATGAGAACATGAATCGTATTGTAAAATTACTTAACTATAAACCAATAGGTCGCCTTGGTCAAAATGTACCTTTCAATCTTTCAGCAACTGCTGATCTTACCAAGGGAAATTATTTCATTCCTCGTTATAGTTATATCAATGTAGGAGGAACTCAGTATTCAACCAATCAAGATATAGTATTTTCAAAATTAACCGATGATGCATCAAAAATTGATGATGTAAACAATAACTATCTCTTATATCAAGGAACCTTCCAAGAATATCCTTTATATAGTGCTGCTGGTATTGATAATGAAGTTATTTACCTTGCATTAGGAGATAATGTACAAATAGACCATTTCAACATTTTTGTATATGTAAAGCCAAAAAATGCTAATTCTTGGCAGGAATGGTCAAATGTATCAGATCTTTTTCTATACACCGCAACCGATAATGTTTACACAACAAGATTTAATGAAAATCTGAAATATGAAATTAGTTTTGGTAATGGAGTTAATGGAAGAAAACTTCAAGAAGGTGATCAGGTAGCAATTTATTATCTACAAATAGATTCTAATGCCACAGGCATTTCATCTAATGCAATCAATAATTCAAAAATTATTCAATTTAATTCTGTTCAATACAATCAAATATTAACCGATACAAGTTTTAATTTTGATGAGAAATTAAGTAGTAATCAATTAGGATATATTTCATTATCTAATGATTATCCTTCAAATTCATATTCTGATTATGAAGGTGTTGATAACATTAGATTAAATGCTCCTCAGAATTTTAGATCACAATATCGTCTTGTAACAACAAGAGATTATGAATCTTACATCAAGTCTAATTTCTTTAATATAATATGTGATACTAAGGTCATTAGTAATGATGATTATTTAACAGGACATATAAAGTATCTTTATAATATAGGACTAAATCAACCACAATTACAGAATCAAGTATTATTTAATCAGATTAAATTTGCTAATAGTTGTAACTTTAATAATCTATATGTTTATGCAGTTCCTAATAATGAACTTCAGAATTTCTTATCTCCTCCACAAAAAGAATTGATATTAAATGGTCTTCAGGAATCAAAAACAATAACATCAAATATTGTTGTTTCTGATCCTGTTTATATGAACTTAGATTTTTATACAAAATCACCTATAAGTAATCCTACAATCAATGATTTAAATATCAATAAACTTAGAATTATTAAATCAAAAAACACAAGAAGAGCTTCTTCGGCAATTATTGCTGATATCAAAACACTCTTCACAAATATGTTTAATCATAAAGTATCTAAGTTGGGACAAGTCATTGATCTATATCAATTGACCTCTGATATCCTCAACATTAATGGTGTTGAAAATGTAGAAACTTATAGATCGGATACAGATACTTCTGTAAATGGAATCTCAATACTTTTATGGAATGATTTATATCCAATTCAAGACACAGCTGTATATACACAGAATATTACATTAGGATATTTTCAATATCCAGTGTTTAATAATATAAATGATATTGCTTCAAGAATTGAAGTAATAGAACAAACTGGATCTATCAAAGCTGTTGACTTATAATTCAAATGGCTGCTCCGTTCATACCATCTAAACAATCTTTTGATATAATCTTTGGCACTTTTTTTAGTGATATAATTGATTATAGTGGAACAGGTCCATTTACATGGCTTGCTGTGGGTTTACCTGATGGATTGAGTATTGATATTGATAGTGGGTTAATTACAGGAACTCCTACTGTAATTGGAAATAGATCAGCTTATATTCTATTAACAAATTCTGAAGGAAATTTTGCTACTGTTGTTAATTTTACAATTAAATCAAATGTTGAAAATTCTTTAAGTTTTTCAATATCTCCTGAAGTAGGATATTCTAGAGTAACTCATTATCAATTCACAACAAATGTTAATAAGACTCTTTCTGCATATTCCTTAATGTGGGATTTTGGTGATGGTTCTATAAGCAATATAGAAAATCCTATACACATATATAATTTACCGGGAAATTATAATATAACATTAAATGCTTATGTTTCTTCTGGTGTAATTAGTCTTTCATCTGTAGTGAATGTTCATCTTCTGATGAATGAATCAATTTATTTTGAGTATGTACCACCTCCAACATTTGCAGGTCATTATAATAGATATCCTTTCCGTATTCAATATACATCATCAAAAGAAGGTCCGCATTATATTGATATAGGTGCTCAATTCTCTAGGTCATATGAAAATCAAATTCCTGAAAATAAATGGTCTTTTCTAAGACCTCAATGGAGATTTTTAGACCTTAATGGAAATCCTATAGATGTAATAATTCCTAGTGAAACATTAATATACTCAGATGATTTAGGAAAAATAAATCATGATGCAAGGGGATTAGTAGTTGGTGTAACTGGAGTTGCAGAATTTTATTTTGTAGATGATATCTATAATTTTGATTTATTTTTAGAAGAAAAACCATATACAACAATCATAGCTACACTTCGTACTAGTGGAATAAGGTCTTTCGGAGATAGTTTTAATCTTAGTGATGATCTTCCAAGTTTTTCTAATAGTTTGGCTACTGTTGCATGTCCTTATTTGTTCATGTACAGAACACCTGATATTTTAAGAATATCTGAAAATGGAATAAGAGAACATGTCAATCCAAGATGGCAAGAAGCAGAACAACCTTTAATCGTAGCTGCTGATTATAGTGAACCATATCCAGAGCCTTTTGAATGGGATGATAATAGTAATGGTGTTAAATTATATGACAGAGAAAAAGCATTTGCTCATTATATTCCTCTTTCTGATTCTATTTCATTATCATTAGGAGCAACTGGAATAAGTGCTAGATTCACACCAGAACCTACACAATTTCAATGGATAGATGATACTGGTTATAAAACACCGGGTTATTATAAAGGTAGTTTTTTTACTAATACCGTATCATCTTTAAATGCTATCATTACAGCATCTGCAATGTTTAATCCACCTGCACTATCTGCTCAATATCTTAATCCTGTGCTTTGGATATCTAATCCAGAAGCAGGACTTATGGCTACTGCTCAGTACAACTATAGTGCATCATTATCAGCTGCTGTTACTACTCCTAATCTTAATATAGCACAAGTTCATAGTTTTGGAATGCCTATAATCAATCAGGTAGATTTTGTAAAAGATCCTATGGCACTTTCTGGTATTCACGGAATTTATAGTATAGCTGCTATGCCCTTCCCTGATTATCATGCATGGGCATTAGATTCTGAATTGAACTATCTTTACAGATTAACAACCAATGGAGATATTCTATGTGCTATTGATGTTAATCAGGTTGTATATGATAATCAATTAGGATTTCTTTCACCTGATCAGGTTTCTCCTGCTTCTATAGTATTAGATAGTAAACAGAATATATGGATGACTCTCCATGACACTATCTCAACTCTTAAGTTTGATAGATGGGGAAATTTCTTATTTGCTACAATACCACTTTCTAGTACTGGATATCTATTTCCTCCTGCTCCTAATATAGCTGGTCCTTGGTATGCTGAGAATTCATATTATGATTATGATCAGACTGCTAAGTACGATTGGAATAAACTAAACAATGTCGATCTTAATTTTGTAGAACCTAATTGTGTTGATACAGATTCAAAGGATAATGCATGGGTAACATATTCTCATTATGCTAGTGGTTATTTAGTAAAATATAACTCTCAAGGTGGAATGATTTATTCGCACACCTATCCAGTATGTTCATGTCCTCAACAAATTGTTGTAGATAATAAAGATAATATATGGATTGCATTATCTAATAATATATGGGATTCTCAATGTACTCTTGAAAAGAGATCTTCTACAGGTCAATTATTAAGTTCTGTATTCCCTATAAGAGGTCTAAACTACCTAACTATAGACTCAAATCAAAATCCTTGGTTTACCTTTAGTTATAGTTGGATAGGATCTATTGATGAAGATACAGGTGATATCTTTACTATCAATCTTTCAGGTTCTAATCAAACAACAAATGCTGCTGATTGGTTAAATCCTAATTATGGAAATGATGAAACAGCATTAGAAGGTATTGCCTGTGATCTCAAGGGAAGAGTCTATGTAATTAATTCAATTGAAAATCAAGTTTATGTAATTGATGCAGTTAATAGAAAATTCCTAAACAAATTCTATATCAATCCACAAGGATTTACATTCTATTTAGAAGATCAATCAAGTCCAACTGTGATGTCTGCATCTCTTTGGAATAAATCTCTACAGGCATCAGGAGATTGGTCAGGTCTTAAATGGGTTAATAAATATGGTAATATTAGTTTACCATTCTATAAAGGAGATACATTTACTGTTCAAATAACTGGTCAATCTAAATATTTAAATTTCATCAAGCATGAAGATTATGATATTTTTAAGAAAAATGAAGATTTTGATATGGCAGGTCAAATGCAATCATTAGCGTTTATGCCAGCACTTAATGAAAGTACTAATTTATTTGAAAATTTCTTAGGTTCTATTTATGGAAAATATCCATTTGCTCATGATGATTTGGGCGTAGCAACCTATGAAAAAATTGCAAACTATGTATCAAATCATTCCGACATAGATTATTGTAATATCAATCAACTTTATGATATGGCACAGGAAATAGGAATGGATTCTGAAGATTTTAGGTTAAACTTTCCTCCTAATATTCAAAGATTAGTTGATTATGCAAGTGTAAATCAATCTAGACTATTTGGTTCACGTTCATTAAGTCAGGATGCATTTATCAATATCAATAATCAAAGTATTAGTAATAAAGGAAGTTTAATAAATTCATTAACATATACTATAACAGCTGGAAAACCAGTTATATTAAAAGATAAAACTTTAAACAAATATAGAATAATACCTACAGGAGAGATATACGGAAATTATACCTATTCTCTTTACGACCTTAGTGTATTCATAGGATTAGAAAATAACTGGCAACAATACTATGAATTTTATGAATTTGTACCTAGTTATGATATGAAACAAGTGGCTGGTCTCATTGATTGGGATAATCCACAAACAACAATTAATGAAAATCTTTCAACAGCAAACTATTGGTTTGGTGAGGAAGGATTCATTGATTCTGAATTCTCTTATGAGTTATATAAGGGACTAGGATTAATACAAAACTAGTTTTTTACCAAAGAAAGAAGGTAATTTGCTTTATTTAATCTGGTTATAATATCATCAACAGTATTATGTATACCTGTTTTTGCTTGGGTTAGGAAATTGTTAAATTCCAAAGAAGTTAAAAGCTCTATGAGAATATTATAAACCTTATAATAGGTTTCTAGTATATTACTATTCTCATCTCTATATTGCAATATATAGTCTAAATCTAATATAACAGAGTTAATTCTAGGAAGTGTTATATTATTCTGTCTACAAACTCCTATTATTTCTTCTTGAATCTTATCAAATAATCCATCAAGATCTTCATAGAGATTACCAAGTATTTTATGGGCATCATAATTTAAGACATACCAATGAACCATATGAATGATAGATTCTGCCTTTAATAAAAGAATTCCAAACTCTCTAGTTGAATCTAGAGAGTTTTCTACTGGTTGAGGAGCTATTACTTGTATTTCCATATTATATTTTTTTGTATATTTGAGTTCTTATCATAAACTCACCTGCAAAATTATCACCACTTGTTATTAATTTATAATTATCTAAATTTTGATCTATTTTATGCTTATAAAAGGTTTCTTCTTGATTTTCTTCTGAATGTATTTTTATTTTTGCTTTAGAGGATGATAATCCTAATTTATCTGATGTTAATTCGACTTTGTAACCAGCTTCCTCCATCTCTTTAGCTAAAGATTGAACAAGATCTTCTGCATTTCGAAAAAATAATCTCCAAAAAGGTATTGGGAATAAAATATTCAATGCATTAGCCCTCTCAGAACATACTTTACATGGCTTATTCTTGCCTGTAATGATTTTTGTTAACCATCCTATGGCTTTACTATGCAAAATGGATGCAATTGCATCTCCTAATCCACGAGAATATCGTAATTTTAGACTAGGATCATTATTATTTTCCAAATGCGTTATTGAATTGTTGCTCTGATTCATGTCTTGGTATTAAATTGGCGTAATTTCTATAATAATTAACTCTTTTAGTGTATTTGTCTACTGCACTTATTATACAATCTGACATATCCATAAATTCATCATCTTGTAATCGGTCATTATCTTGTACGATTCTTTTTAATTGCTTTATTATTTTAAGTATTTGAACATTAATAGGATATTCCTTGCCTATATACTCAAATAACTGTCTTTCTAATTCTATTTCTTCTATGGGATATCCTATATTTATAGAAATCATTCTACCATTATCATAGTCTCCTTCCCATCTCCACAGAGTAATATCAGATTGTTCCTCTGGTATATCTTTCTTTAAGATATTTGAATTTTCTGGAATATCAGGACTATATCCTATAAATTGTTTTTCTGTATTAAAAAGTGCAAACATACTTCATTATAGCACAAATAATCCTCTAATGTCACCGTTAATAGACACAGGATTAGAATTTGTTGTTGTAATTGAGTTTATGAAATTATATCCTTTAATAGCTGCACCTGCCTTACCACCAAGAGGAGGTAATTGAGTTCCTTTAGCGTCTTTAACTCCTGTGTTAATACCATCAGATCCTAAAGTTCCGCCAGTTCCACCATTTACATAACCGCTTCCACCATTTCCGGGTGTATTAAATGTACCAGAAATACCATCAGTTCCAGCACTATCAGTCCAAAGATATTTTATTTTTGGGTTGAGAGGTTTTACGTTTTTAAATCCACCAGAACCAGCAGCACCACCAGCATAACCAGCACCTCCTCCACCTCCACCTCCACCTTGAAGTTTTTCCCCTTTCTTTCCCTTTAAAGTAATATAACTAGTATTATTATATGTGGCAATTCCTCCAGCACCTCCACCACCTCCACCAGCTATAACTCCGTTATTAACTATTTTAGTAGGGAATGTTAATAAAATTGCATCTCCACCATTTGAACCATTATTAGAATTTGATAAAGGAATACCGAGAGATTCACCATCACCACCGAGACCTCCATAACCATATATATTTCCATTATTTTTTATGGTTATAGTATCTCCTACGGTAAATCCAGAAACAACCAGTGCAGCACCACCATTTACATTACTTCCAACATTAACACCTCTATTAATAGTTAATATTACATCAGTATAACCAGCATAATAAAGACCACTATGAACTGTTTGATAGAATAAATCAAAGTTTGTTGTGTCATTAACTAAAGTTAGTTCTATAGTAGATCTACCATTTTCTGTTGAAGGTCTGGTTGATATTCTAGGAGGTATACCTTTAACAAAAATGGGTTGTTTTGTTACTTCTGTACTACCTACATCTAAACTATCATATATCCAATTGCCATTGTTATCATTATAAAATTTAAATATTTTTCCATTTCCTAAATGAATATCTTGTTTTATGTATTCAGCATACATATGCCTAGTCATAAATGAAAATTCAGGACTAGTATTAAAGGTTATTAAATCATTTGGATCATTAGGATTTACAGGAACATTATAAAGGAAAAATATAACATTTACATTTGTATTTTTTGTATAACCTGTTGCGGGATAATTTTTATTTAAATATGTTTTAGCTAAAGAAATTAATTTTTGATCTAATTGATTAACTGTTGGACAACTTATTGCAAGATTATTAAGAAGTGATATATTAAGAGGATAATGAACAGAAAATTCATGTTTATCCCAATAGGCACTAAGCAAGTTTACTGTTGCTGTAACAAGATTATATCTGCTTGGGTCTAAAAACAAATTAGTAGCTTGTATAAAGATAGGATAATTTTTTATAAAATCACTGAATATTGTATAAAAATTATTTTTTGATATAAAAAATTCACTAGATAGATTGCAAATATATGTGTCCAAAGACATTAAATTATAATTGTGTTTTCCAGAAGAATCTCCTACACAATCTTCTTTATAAATTTCTTGAGTTAATTTTCTATTGCTCATTTTATGTTATATATTTTTTGTCAAATACCCACTTACAGTTTTTAACTTTAAAAACAACTGCTGTTATAGTATCTAATTCATTTCTGTCTTGAAATGTCATTTCTATATTTGCCGTTATACCACCATAAGAATTTTTGTTACTTGGTGTAGGTGTACTAGGAACAAGTGTTCTTGTTGTCCATTTTACAACTCTTTGAACAACTTTCTTTATATATTTAAATAATATCCCTTTTTTATTTAAAATAGGATTATTTACAACTGTTGGTATAGTAGAATAATGATCTTCTGTTTTCCAAGTATATGTTATGGGAGGGACATAAAGATTATAAGGAGGAGTTTTATAATAACAACTCAATGTTTGACATTTTTGACATGAAAATGCTTGTCCCCCACAGTTGAAATTTCCATTACTACAATAAACATATCCATAATACCTATCAGTACAATATGAACAAATAGTTTTATCAGCAGTAGTGCATAATGTGTAATCTAATATAAATTGATTTTCTGAAATACTTGTACCATATTGCCATGTATGTGCATATATAATAGCCATTTGGTTTTCTACATAGTTAGTTTTTGTTGGTGGTATTTCTATTGTATTTCCAGTAGTATCATCAATAACATATTTAGTAGGATTAATAACTGGAAAATAAGATTCCACCCAAGATGATATAGTTTCTACTATAGAATTAGTTGGATAATTAGAAGGAAATAATGATGGATAAAATATAGTAATAGGTTTTATCCAACCAGAAGAATTACTTTCTACAGTTGTAGCAGTGCTGATTAATAAAGAAGAATTTCTCTGAACAATACTAGTTGTATCTTTTAAAAATTTATTAAAGGTAAGATAATACTCCAACATAGGAGTCCATAATTTATCAGCACTTGTTTTTACTGTAAAGGTATCTAACTCTAAGTTATAATAGTTAATATTAACAGAAGATAATGAGTTTCCTATAGTATCTTGTGGATTTATTGTATAATATACACTCATATAACAGTCCAACTCCTATTTATATTTTTAAACCTTACATTTACTGTTCTAGCAGTATTTTTATCAGTAGCATTTCTATTCAATCCTATATTTAAGGTTTTTGCTCCGCTTCCAGTACAAGATACAGATGCAGGATTATTCGAAGTTCGTGTTATGTTACAACCATCATAAGCATTTGTACAAGGACCATAACCTGCTTTCCCTCCGTGGTGGTTACATCCTCTATACGGTCTCTCACCACAACCATTACATGAAATAGATAATCCACCTCCTGTAGGTATGCAAGATTCATAGAATGATCTGTTAAATCTAAATGAAAATGGTTGATTTTGATTTAAATAAACCACAATATCAATTATTTGATTTATATTATAAATCTTAGAACTAAAGTTATTATTCAACCAAGTTATTAAGATATTATTTTGATTTGTTGTTCCAAGACCATTCCAATAATTTATATCAAGCATTTTGGGATAATACAAAGTATATGATTTATTCCAATTAGAACTAAGTGTTGAAACTGTTGTTGCAGTATCAATCCATGTAGCACTAAAAGATTTAATATTAGTAGCTGTTTTTATCCATTTAGAACTATATGTTGTAAATATGGTATATAAGTTAAACCATGTAGAATAATATCTGCTTACATCAGTAATAGCCGAAGAAAGCGAATATATATTGTAATTTATAGTATCTAATGTATTAGCCAAGCAAAGATTCTCATCTATCAAATAGATATTTGAACATGTTGGTGTTGTTTTTTTGAAAGTTGTCATTTTACATCCATTTTATCTTATAAAGAGAAGATTCAGCAGGTATAATCTTAGATATACTTGATTTTAAAGATTCCTCTAAAATTTTCTTTATATTTTCATCTATATTTAGGTTGTGTATATTAATATTAAAGTACTTGCTTTTACTACCGGGCATTTGCATCTTATACCAATGTTCAATTTCTTCAATAAAATTTCTACTACCAACTCTCATATTCCAATTAAGATCCTTACGAGAATCCGTAAAATCTGAAGAGAAATATATCTGTTCTATTTCTCCATTTGTAAGAGATTTAGAATACATTTTAAGATCTGAAACATTACCTATGAATTTATAACTATCATCTATTCCTATAATATCGTTCAAAGTTGTATTTTTAACAGTAGCTGCACCAAGTAATAATGAAGATCTGTAATCATAGTACAATTGATATTTAAAAGGAGTAAATGATACACTATCTACTGGTATAGAATCTATGTAGTATTTTGCATTTCCTTTTAATGAATCAAAAACAAATGAGAAATGATGCCATCCTTTAGGTAGTGAACTTACAGCATAGTTAAGTGATAATAGCTTAGAATTTTTACCATTAGGTTCTGATATTTTAAACTTCCAAGAAAGTCTTTTTACATTTCCTCCAAATTTTCTAAGATATTGATATCCTGTAAAATCTCCCTTTGCATAAAAATTTAATAAAATTTTTGGATTTGATAGTAAGCCTCTTATATCAAGTTTAGATAAAAAATTTCCTGTTTGATCTAATACATAAATTTCATTATCTCTTACATCAACAATAATTAAATTATCTTGATATACTACGCTCTTATCACATGTTTCTGTATTTCCTTTTGGTACTTTAACAAAATCTATATAACGAAATCTTTCTTGTGATTTACAAGGATTTAATTCTGCTGACGAATTTCTACCTATTCTAAATGAGAATTCGAACAATCCTGTAATTGTGTTTAACTTTGAAATTGTATCTTGATTATGTGATATCCAAATATTATTTTTAGAATCACATGTCAATTGTTGTGTTGGACCTATATTTGCAAATACTTGTCTGTTCTTATATAAATTACCACCGACAACTTCCCATATGTTATTATAGTTATCAATTACAGATGCATTTCCGTATATACCAATCACATCATTAGTTTGATTATCTATTTCTATTCTATTAAAACCAGAAGTCAATGAGAAATAATTTTGTTCAATAAAATTGCCATTACCATCTGTTTTTATATATGATTTAATTGTATTATCATAGAAATAAAAATTTTGATATGCATCAATTTCTATTTGATCTATTCCACTGAGTTTTGTATTTAAACTAGAAAGACCTCCTATAATATTATTAATTGCATTGTATTTAACTCCTGTTTTATTTTTTGAATCAAATACCCAATAACTATAATCAGGTAGTCTTTGTATAAAAGTATATTCAGAATTTTTATTAGCAGGAAGAGGTATCTCAGAAAGTTTTGTAAATTTATAATTTATATTATATGCTACTGCTGATCCTACATTGGTTATAGTTAATATAGGAGCACTTAAAGCACCTTCATTAACTAACCCAAAACCACTATCGTAATAATTTCCAAATACTTGATCTCCATATATATTAGACCAATCATTCACATTAATCCACATGGAAACAGTAAGTCTGGACTTTTGTAAAAGTGAAGATTTTGATGGAAATACTGCATGATTTGTTCCATCCAATTTCCAATAATTACCATTTAAATTTTCAGAAATATTAAAGAAGGTTAATCCGTTATTATGATATTTAGAATCATCTACTAAAACAGCAGAAGACCAATTAGTTATACTCAATAATTTTGCACCATTTGGTAAATTTTTATCTTGATCCAGATAAGATAAAAATTGTTTACTGCTTTCCTGACCTGTTCTATTGTATTTGTAAAGAACACCAGGTTCTAGAATAATTGTAGAAGGAACATCATATGTAAATGGTTTATCAGCATATAAAGCAGGATTATAAACAACTGCTTTTGCAGTTAATGCTTGATCTAAAGTATAGTAAGCAGCATTATAGTATCTATCTAGCCAAATTTTATGACCTAAATTAGAACCAGATAACCAAGAACAAAGCCAAACATTGTCATATTTAGTTATACTTTTTGGTTGTGGTTGACCGGGAATTGTTTCTTCATAATTTTTTCTATAAATATAAATACGATCAGAAGTAAATGGCAATTCACCTGCTGTAGCACCATCTTCTATAAGTCCAGAATTTTGAAGTGTAACTCTTTTACAAGTAGATGGATAATAAAAAGGAGTTTCTTGATTTACTTTGAAATTATATTCTTTTGTATCTGCACTATATCCCAGATAAACTTTATCATAACCATTAAGTTGATTAGTTCCTGTGTATATCTTATTATATAATCTTCTTATTGAGGAAGATATGCCTGTTAAGGGATTTGCTGTTGTGTATTTATATTCAGGAGTTTGATAATTTTTCAAACCATGTACTTGTAAATCATAAACACAATCCACATCGGTTATGTTGGGATTTTCTACAGGGAAAAGACCAAGATAATTTTGTGACAATAAATTATTATTAGAAAAATTATAATCAACATCCAAAATATTTTCATAGATTATTGGATTTGTTTTATATTTTACCATAAAACTGTCAGAAACATCATTTTCAAAATCTATTAAATTTTTCTTATAAGAAATAAAATTAAAAATTGCATCATTAGGTAAAATGTTATTATTTGTTAAATTTACAGAACTTAATACATATATATTATCTGTATTTCTTATTACTATATTTGTATAATTTGTATTAGATTTAAATAAAATAATAGATGATTCTCCTAAAAAGTAATCAAAAAGTTGTGTTTGTGTAGGTGGATATATTTGAGATTTAAATTTTAAGCCATTAGTACCAAAAAAATCAGCAGTAAGAACATTTCCTAGTTTATTTTTTATGCTTACTTTATTATTTTCTTCAAAATAAAACGTAAAAACATCATTTTTACCAAAAATAGTACCAAGAGTATCCTTTAAAACAGTAGGATTATTAGGTAAAGAAGAATTTGAATTGTAAAAGGTTACTATATTACCAGATAAAGTAGCAATAGGAGATTCAATCTTTGTCAAATTATCTACTAATTTTGGATTTTTCTTATTTTTTAAAAAATATGAATTGTATATTATACTTGATAGAAATGTTCCTGTTTTTCTATTAAAAGTAAAATCTATAGGATCAGATAATACATTATGTAAATAAAAATACATCCCATTATCAAGAAGCAAAGGTGTCTTTTTGACATCAAATTGCTCCCCAACTACATTAAAATCTACTGGTTTCCAGTAGGTAGCAGATAAAATATTGTATATACTAAACGTAGCAGACATTAACAATATTTATGGATAATACCTCATTTATCTTGTAGTATTTGATTAAAAATCAATTAAAAAGTAAAAATCCATTTATACTTGGTTTTTGATAAGGAATAAATCCACTCCAAGAACTAATAGAATATGAATAGCTATCTCTAGATAACAAACCATATCCAGCTTCGTTTTCTATTATTATATCAATATATGTACTATATCCTTCTTTTTGAAGAATATAATTAAAAAATTCATTAGGTATATTAAAAATAATTTTAGTATCACCTATTAATGTAAATTCAGGAACTGCATAGGCAGTAAAACCGGGATTATTTTCTGATAAGTTAGGAAATGAAGAGAATGGATTGAAATAACTATAACTAAGTCCATTATATAATTCTATATCAGCTGCACTTAAATATAAATTTCTTGGTAATAAAAAACTTTTACCAAGAAGATTAACAGTTTTAGACTGTGATGATGAAAGTGGTAAAGACAAAACATAAAGACTATAAGGCTTTATATCAGTAGCACTAGGTTTTGCGTAAAAAGAGACTTTTTCCATATTTTAGAGTTCGGTTAATATAATAGAATCTTGTTGTGGATTAGTAGAATCAAAAAAGTCTGCATTAATTGTATAAATTTTCTTAACAACCTGATCTGTTTTCTTAAACAACCAACCTTTAATTGTAAAAGATGTATCAGCAGATACTCTATATGGCTGTGTTGGTCCTATATCTGTTGGATAATTAAGATTTATCTGTCCACTCCATAGAACTTCTGATCTTATTTCATAATTCTTTGCAAATGGAAGCTTCCATGAAATAATAATATATGGATCACAATAAGGAGTAAAATTAGTAATAATCTGATCCATATCAGATTGATACTTTGTAACAATTGTCATGTTAACTCCAATATTAACAGGAACTGGTTGTGGAATACTCTTTAAGTAATCACCATTATCAAGATCTATATTAGGAACAGTGAATCCATCTAACTTATTAAATACTCTAGCATTGTCTCTAGAAACACTTGCTATGGTTACAGCAACAGCAGGTACAGTTAAACCACCGGGAGATGGTGTATTGAGAGTATCATATACTCTTTGCTTTGGAGCATAAACAAAACTAACCTTATGACCACTTGTAGGAGATATTAATGTTTTGTTATTATCATATCTTTTAATAATAATATCATTAAATGCTGCTACAAATTGTTCTAAAAGAGTCTGTACCTCAAAAGAAAATGTATAATTTTTCATTGTATTATAATACTTATAATAGTATTTTATCTTTCTTTTTCCAATTATCCTTTGCCCAAAGAGGTTGGAGATTCGTATAATGAAAACATTTCTTTTGCTGATTAGGATCAGTCAAATCAAAAGAAGCACATGGGATTATATGATCTATGTGCCAACCATATAATCCATAATTTTCCCAGTTCATACCATCTTTAAATTGAGATTCTATATGTTTTTTTAAAAAAATTACAGAGCATCCTATTAAATCTAAACATTTTTCAGATTTATTGATTTTAATAATTTCATAAAATCTTGATCTTATTTTTTTCTTTAACATGAATTCTATATCATTTGAATACTTAAAATTTACATATTTCTTTCGTTTTTCTTTATTTTTTTGAAAATATTGACTTTGTTGTATTTTTATATTTTTTTTATTTTTTTCTCTGTAACTTTTAATATAATTTGATATTTTTTCTTTATTTTTTTCTCTATATTCTTTTCTTTTATTTTTTAATATTTCCAAATTTTTTTTAGAATATCTTTTATTATAGACTTTCATATAAGCCTTTCTTTTTTCTATAGAATTTAAATTCTTCACTTTTAATATTTACTTCATACAAGTCGTTCTAAGAAGTGTTTAGGCAAATATCTTTTATTATCTAGAATAGATGTAACTGCATTACCATCTAATATATAGGTAACAGAGTGATCTTCGGCTGATCTAGTACATCTACCACACATCTGAACCAGATTATCTAACATTTTCATGATATAATACTTTTTATTCTTATCGTATATCTTTTTAATTCTCTTTGAATTTAGAGGAAGGAAAGGAGCCTTTAAAATAATCTGAAATCTCCCTAAGTCTCCATCTAAACTAATTCCTGTGTCCAAGGAAGGACTTACGAGAATGGTATCATCATTAATTCTGTCCCTATGTTCAGAGATAATTTGCTCATTGGTAGTTCCAATATCCCTGAACAAGAACCTACTATTGTTTCCTACTCTATTTCTCAAAGCTTGAGTTATTTGATTGGTATGGGTATGGATAATCCCCTTTTCTCCTTTGTGATTATCACAAATCTGAATAGCAGAATCTATGATATGAGGAAGATCTTTATTATTAGTCTTATATGAAAGGCTATATTTTCTTGTAGACTTAATAGGAGACATTTTAGGATCAAAACCAGAAGGAATCTCTATATACTCATATTCATTTTCGGTAATACCTAGACTCTTGGCAAATTCCTGTGGATTTGTAATGGTAGCAGACATCATAAGAATCATATCCGCACCATTAAATATCTTTCTAGCCAAAGGTTTAATGTCATAAGGAACAAATGTGATTTTTTCTGAATCTCTATTTTCTACCAAGTATTCACATTCATCCCATACGCTGATGACTTCTTCAATGGAACTCACCAATCCATTTAATTTACCAAGTCTTTGTATTTCCTTTGCTTTAATAGCTGTAGAAGAGTCATTCTTAGCCATATTGGATATTCTGGTCTTAAGACTATCAAGTTCATTCTTGGTTTTGATATAAACATCCTGAAGCCATTTGAATGCAGTATCACTATCATCGCTGTAGAGCTTGTTATAATCAATACCTTCAGACGCAAGCTGTGAATAATTGATTGTAATGGAATACTGTCCCACTAATCCAGCCTCTAAATCACTTGCTTCGTCACAAATATAAATTTCTCTTCTTCTTAAAAAGGCAGGTAAAGAAATAAATGCCCTATAATTTAAAATAGGATCAATAGACATGAATGCCTCATTCCTTGCAATATAATAAGGACATCTATTAGCCGCAAAACACTTTTCTTTAATCTTGGGAGAATGTAAACAAGGAGCAAAATCTACTGTTACATTAGGATCTATATCACAATTATAATTATTCTTTCCCTTTGCTATAACCAAATCAGGAAAAAGTTCTTTGTATTGATCCTGAAGAGATTTAGTTACAGTTAAAATATAACTTCCAAAAGAATCACCAGAAAGAAAATCATCTTCATATTTGTATGCACCATCACGATCTTTATCATAAACAGCATATGTGCTTATAATCTGTTTTTTACGCTCACAAATAGGACTTGCTGACCTTGCAACAGCGGCGGCAATATGAGACTTACCTGATCCTGTAGGAAGACAAGCAATTACAAACTTTTTACCGCTAGAGAATACTCTAGCTATCTTTTCAAGAGCTTGTTTTTGTTGAGGTCGTGCCTCTGAATCAGATGGGAAGGTCTCTAGGTAATCAACCAATGGTAATGTTTTCAGCATGTCTAATTATATCATGGTTTATCACCTTTCGTACACAAGAACATACAGAATATCCAAATGTTTGTGTATCTCTACCTGTATGTCCTCTTCCGTGGCATTTAGGACAATTAGAGGAAGGCTTTTTGATTAAAGGAAGCTGACCTACATCCATTAAGGGAAAATCTTTTTCTGGAATATCATAAAAATTTCCAGAAAAAACACTATACATTAACATTTTATTTGAGTTTTGCATCTATTGTCAAGATTGTATTCCAAAATTTGTTTGAGGTTTTCTTTGATGAATATACTTTGAGGTAATTTTCTACTTCAGGAGCATGTTTGGCAAGCGTTTTCAATCTATAATCGAAATATACCAAGTTATCTTCTTCATGTATTTCTACCTCAAAAGGAATGGGTATTTCTATCTTTTCTTTTTTCTTTTTAACAGTATCCATAATAAAAGTCAAGTAAAAATTCTTTTGATAAAAAAGAATCAATTTTCCCTGCTTATGAACTTTGTTATTAAGTTCCAGAGTCATAGTTTTTTGCAGCAAAAACTTACAAGCTTCTTCAATTGGAGTTTTGGTAATATTCATCTATCTACAAATGCAGCTTTTTGTGCTGCTGACATTTTACCAATAACTTTGTTAAAATATTCCCAAAATTTATCAGGAGGTCTACTAGGAACCGTTGCTATAACATCACAATTAGTAACAGGAATGTTTCTCCAATCTTGGAATAGTAAATCCCAAACAGTTAATAGTCCTTTTGATTTAGCATCATAGGCAGGACTTCTCATCGGTGGTTTAAAATTTAAAATTTCCATTCCTTCTTTTGAATTTAATAATTGTCCATCTAAAGTAGCTAACATTCTTCGGGAAGGAGGTCTACCTATAAATTGTAGTCTTCTAGTAAACTTTATTTCAACCAAGTTTACCTGACATAAATTATAGAGACCATCCCAAGATAATTTCACTTACTTTTTCTTAGACTTCTTAGCAGTATCTTCGGTAATTTTTGTTTTGCAAATACCAAAAATTCTTGCTTCATTCAAGAAGACAATATGTTTCAATCCATTAAGATTTGAAACTTGTATTCCTCTGTCATTAGGGAATACTATATGATCTCCTTCCTTAACTGTTTTACAATTTGGTCCAGCTAAAAGCACTCTACCGATTCTCCATACATGATTTACAGCATTAATAGGAACCCACATGCTTCCACGCTTTACCATATCACCATCTTCGTTGATATCAACGAACTGAACCATTAAAATATCATCTAATACTGATGTCAGTTCCCATCCATCTAACTCAAAGTTGCTTCCTTTATAGTCATCAATCTGCACTAATCCACCAATTCTATCTTCTAATTCGGGTCTTTGTATCATATGTTTTATTTAACAGTCTTTTTAATTTCTGCAAGTGTTTTTTCGTATATTTCTATTTCTCTAATAGAGAGTTGCATATTTTGTGCAATATTTGAAGAGTCTTCGTGATCTTTTTCCTTAAATGCTTTTTTAATATAGTTAATTTTACCTGTAAACTTAGGTAAAATTACTCTAAAGAATTTTCCCATCATAACACCATCGGTTGCAATGCCATTTTCTACTATCCATTTATTTGTAGTAGCATTTACTATTTGTGCTATTAAAGGATCTGCCATAGAAAGCCATCTATTGACTAAAAAAGGATAAGGAATACTCTGTTCAGAAGGTTCTGCTCCTCTTTTTTTTAGTATCCAATCAAGATACCCAAAAAGATCGTTATTAAATGACTTCTTTACCATTAATTTGTTAATTTAGAATACTTGTTTTTGAATATAACTTGGCTTTTATTCCATTCAGGTGACATCATACTGTCTCCCAAACCAAAATGTACAACTCTGATTGGATATACACCTATCTTAAGCTTATTTCTATTAGCAATCAAGCAGAATGATATATCATAATGATGAAAATCAAAATCTTCATCAAAACGAGTGTTGGTATCAAGTAATTTACCAACATTAACAGCAATAAAAAGACCATCAATCATCAATGCTCTTGATGGAGTTTGTCCAAAAACTGTTGTCCAGTTTATTCCATCCTTGCTATGAGCTACCTCACCTACATAACTCTCTTTAGGAGCCATTAAATGCCATGCCATCATAGGTGCATTTAGATCGCATTGCTTTGCTCCAGCTAATCCAACAACATCAAACTTCTCAAAAGCCAGATTAAGCTTGTCTATAAGGAACAAATCTTCTATGAGTACATCATCATGTACAAAAATTAACTTTTTGCCTCTGTATTCTTCGGTTATATATCTGTTATAAATCTTTGTTAAACCTTCTTTATTGTCATAAAGAACCTCAGCAACTATTCCTAATTTGTCTAAAGTAATTGCTATGGCACTTTTTTCTGCAAATTCTTGTCTAGAATGTGGTGTTGCAATAATAAATTTATATTCTTCATTCATATTTTATATAATTTAAACTATTTTGGAGTAAATATAAGTATATTATCGCATGGCTAAGAAGAAAATCAAGTTAAAAAGCCCTAAAACAACTATTCCTCCTGTATGCAAAAAGGCAAAGAAGGAGATAAGTAGAATTTTAGTAAGTAATATATTACCAATTCCTAATCCACATATGAAAGAATCCATCGAATCTATAATCAAGAAGCAAAATCTAACTGAAGCGGATCTTCCCTTCGTTCGTAGTTTTTATTCTCATCTCTTAAAAGAAGCTGATGAGGAAGTTGCTGATATTCCATCTGAAAATATTGCTGATGAAGAACAAAAGGCTCCTAAAGACTTTACTCCTGATGCTACAAAAGCAGATTTCGATAAATCATTAGAACCAGAAACAGACAAAGAAAACTTTGATATAGAAGGTCTTGATCCTAACATTTCAACAGAAAGTATCAAGAAGATCAAGGATTGGTCTGGTAAGCTCAATGAATTCGCTGAATTCTTAAATGATCCTTCAACCGAATCACTTCACAAAATCCTTGCTGATAACGACAAGGCAGGAAGTTTACTCCGTGGTGTAACTCGTAAGGCTTCTGATTCTATCACTCGTATCGCTGGTGAAATTGAGAAACTTAAAGAAGTTCTTAATTCATTCATTATCATGGCTCCAAAAAAGCTACGAGATTCTGAAAACCTAAAGAGTGCTTAATATAAATTTTCTATAATAATATTATAGTCAATTTCATTAAGATTTTCTGCCACAGCCCATTCATTAAAGTCTTTATATGGCTTGTCTAGCCATCTAAATACCTTCTCTCCTTCGATAGTTATTTTTTTGGTATTATCACTAGCTGCTTTATCCATTTTAGGATTATCCAAAACCCATATCTTTTGATGAAAAGGGAATTGTGCGAGTTGTCTTTTTTGAGATTCGGTTAACGTAAGCCCTGCTACAGCAACACCATTCTTTACCATCATTGCATCAATTGGTCCTTCAAATAAGAATATATAATCTAGGTTAGGATCTATTCGCTCAATACCAAATAGAGTCTTATCACATCCTACCTTATTTAGATAACGAGGTTCAGTACCATCCAAGGAACGAGTCTGATAAAAAACTATCTTCTTATCCGTATCATAGTAAGGAATACAAAGTCTATTACTATGAAAATTATCAGTTAAGCTTATATAATAAGCTGGATTTCGATTTACTGCCGTATTTAACTTTCTTCTTTCAATATATCCCAATGCTGCTTTAACATATACATTAGATCCATAATATGATCTCTGCTGTAATTCATTTAAATTGATAGAATCATGAGGAAGAAGCATTGATTGACGATTGAACGTCTTCTTTTTGTTTATCTCTTGTGAGATATCACGAGAAGAATCACCAGAACGTACTTCTGCATGGATTTCTTCTTTGGTCATTCCTGTTACAGCATACAACCATGTATATGAATTCCATGATTTAGTACAATTAAAACAATAAAAGCTATTGGTAGTAGGATAAAAGAATAATCTCTTCTTCTTTAACCAGCTTTTTCCTTCCCTACAGACAGGACAAGATCCACAATATACCTTTGTAAACTTATTATAAGAAGGAGCACCTGCATAAGTGTAAAACTTCTCTAAAAGATAGTTTGAAGGTATCTGATTCACTAAACCAGTATACTAAAAACTACTGAAATGTCAAAGATTTTTTATCTCTCCCAAGATGGGACATATCCCATAGAAGTATCATCGCTATTGTCATTATCGTAGCTTCTTGTATTTCCTACTGTACTTCTATATGCTCTGGCAACATCTGGTTCTGCCTCTAGAGGATCTTCCTCGTCCTCATCTTCAACATCCAATACCTTACCACCTTCTTCACTGTCAGGAGCGGTTAAGATATCACCTTCTCTCTTTACAAATCCTTTTTCTACCAAGGAATCTACGATATCACTTCCATTGGCAAACTGTGTCTCAACATCTTTGATGTTTGTTGGTACATCAGCCTGTGTAATAAAATCTAAAACAGCAGATTCTACTTGTGAAAGACCTTCGATATCGTATTCATTCTCCTGTGTTTTTGGAGCTTCACCGATTGAAACTAATCCATATTCTTTATGGGTAATAAGATTTGCAATTGCCTTTGTAAGTCTGGTATTATAGGTCTTTCTATTTGGACCTTTATTAGCATAAACATTATCAACAACACCTTCGATTGTTGAATTTAAGTCTTGGTATGAAGAAGGTTGATACTCTGCAATTTGAGTAGCTACGTTTTTTATGACATCCTTGATTTCGTCTTCTGAAAGACTTGCATATCTAGGATTACCAGCCCATCCCTTTGTTAGAATTTCAAAATCACCAGCATTTAACTTCTCTGCAAGCTTTTCTGCATCAACAGAAATGTTTGCAAACTTAGAAGCCTTTGCTAAACGACCTTCGTTTACTAAGGAGGATATAATACTTTCTGCTAAGACATCAAATTTCATATATAATATATGATATTTATCCTAGATACCTGTATAAATGTCAGAAATTAAACTCTTGTCTTCTCCATATGGCTGTCCCTCTTCTGTAATATAGAGCTTTGTCATTTCAATACGCTCAATAGGATTACCAAAGATTTCAATGATAGGAGGAGCATCATCAGCAGCAAATACTCTTCCGTCTCCCTGATGGAAAGACTGAACAAATACCTTAAAGATGTTGTCAATCTCCTCACGGTAGACAAGATCATTGTCACGAAGATCATCTTCTTTGAATTCTACAGGTGCAACCTTTGTAAGAGGAACAAAGAAAATTACATCAAAAGTCTTGAGTGCTTCACGGATAAGGATTCTTGATTCATCCAAGAATTTATCAGAAACTTTTCCGTTAAGATTAAGCCAAGAAGAATAGGCAAGATTATCAAGAATACAACGATCAAAAATGACATTATCATTCTTTGAATATTCCTGTGCCTGATCAAGAAGAGCATTGAGAATAATCTGCTGACTCTCTTCGGTTCCTTCTTTAGAATGTGGAAGGTTTTGTTCCTTGATGTAATCTCTATAAGACTTTTCTGGTGTCTTATAGTTAGTCCATGTTTTCAAAAAGTCTTTTATGTAAGTACTTTTTCCTTGGCAATGTGTACCTGATACGGCTATTTTCATAAAACTGGTGCGGTTTCTACGATCTCAGGGAAATAATCAACAATATCTCCTGCGAATTGATCATGATATTCCTTTTCTTTTAGAATGAAGATATTCTTCATAAGAACTTCTGGATATTTTTTTCTGAGATCCAAAGCAAGTTTCATCAAGGATTCATCCTCTTCTGAATACCAACGTGCATTAACAGAAGTTGAGGCAGAAAACAATAATGCTTCGACTACCAATCTAAGTTGATCTTCGGTTAAGTTTTCTACAGAATAATTCTTCATTCCCCTATTTTACCAAAGAAATGAATAAAATCAAGTTATTCTTGTGTTGTAGGAATAGTTTCTGACTGATCTAAAAATCCCATAAGTTGGTCTTCAACTTGTTTGAGCTTTTCAACATCATCAACATCAACATCAATATTAGAAATCTCTCTTTGTTTTTCAATATTATCTTTTGCTGAATTATAAAGTGCTTCTCTGAGAGCCTTTAAAAGTGTTTTATACTTTACAACGTCTAATGCTACATCTTTAGGTTCAGGAAGTGCAGAAGGAATATCAGAATCCATAGATTTAGGTTCTGCTGCATCATCAGTCTTTTCAGGGAATTCATTTAATCCCTGTTCTATTATTACGGAATTTATTAATTTTAAGAATTTGCTCATTTGATTATGACTATTTACCTTCCTATTGAGATAAATATAAATAACTTTATGTCCACAAAGAAAATTAGTCAGTTGCCATTTAATAATTTTACAGTATCGGGTAGTGCAGTTCTTATAGCAAATATACAAGGAACCACATATCAGACTCCTTTATCTGCTTTGCTTAATGATAATGTTTATAATTTTGGCTCTGGTACTAATTCTATTAAACCAGTAAAGGGATCTAATATAGCTGGTGGATTATATGCCAATGTAGTTGGTGGTAATAATAATAATGCTTATGGAAATTACTCAGCAATAGGTGGTGGTTTAAATAATGCAGCCAGTAATTCTTCTCATATTGGAGGAGGATGTAGTAATACAGTTTCTGGTGAAATTTCTAATATCGGTGGTGGTGGTGGTAATACAGTTTCTGGTGGTGCTTCTAATATCGGTGGTGGCGGTGGTAATATTGTAAATACAGATTATTCAAGTATTGTAGGCGGTGCAAATAATTTAATAGATGCCACAACAACTTTTGGAGCTATAGGTAATTTAAGTATTGGTGGTGGTTCTAATAACAAAATTTGTAGCAGTGGAGAATGTATTTTTTTTAATGATTCTAATATAGCTGGTGGTTCTCATAATACTATATCTGGTTGTTATCGTAGTCATTTATCCTACTCAAATATAGCAGGTGGTTCATGTAATAATAATAGTGCAAGCTATAGCACTCTTTCAAATACATCGATAGCAGGTGGTTATTGTAATAGTAATAACGCAAGCGACCATAGTTATCTTTTAAATACATCTATAGCAGGTGGTTCATGTAATAGTAATAATGCAACTTATGGTAATCTTTCAAATACATCTATAGGCGGTGGATCATGTAATAGTAATAGTGGTTTTGACTCCACTCTTTCAAATACATCGATAGCAGGTGGTTCAAATAACACTATATGTGCTTGTATTATCAGTGCTGTAAATGACTCATCTATAGCTGGTGGTCACGGAAACCTTATTCTGAACTCTTCTTGTTCATTTATTGCTGGTGGTTATAATAATACTATATCTGGTTATTATGCTAATAATGTTTTTATTCTTGGATCAAACATAACAGCTGGTGCTTCAAATACAACCTATACAAACGATCTTTGTGTTTGTGGTAATATTTGTGCTCCTAACGGCACTGTCGGTTGCTCCTCTAGCTCTGGATATGCAACAAATTCTGGATATGCAACAAGTGCTGGTAGTGCAAATGTAGCAACCTGTGATGCAACGACTGGTTATTTACTTTGTGATGCTTTTGCAGGTATTGTATATCAATATAATACTAGTGTAGGTGCTAATAATATTACACCTAACTGCGGTGGTAATACTAATAGTGCTAGTGGTTACTGCTCCACTCTTTCAAATACATCGATAGCAGGTGGATCTGGTAATAGTAATAGTGCTAGTTGTTACTACTCCAATATTTCAAATACATCGATAGCAGGTGGTTGTGGTAATAGTAATAGTAGTGGTTACATGTCCAATATTTCAAATACATCTATAGCAGGTGGTTGTAATAATAGTATTAGTAGTAGTTACCACTCCAATCTTTCAAATACATCTATAGCAGGTGGTGCTAGTAATATAATATGCTCTAATACAACACAATCTTATTATGCTGGCAATATAAACTATTCAAATATTGGAGGTGGTCAAAGTAATGCTATATGTGGAGGCTGTGTTGATCATTCTAGTATTTTAAGTGGTCAAAATAATATTATAAATGCTAGTTCGTCTAGTAAT